AGCACTGCGTAATCTTTTGCACGTTCATACGCGTTGTCGCCAGCAAACAGATTTTCATACTGCCAATCAAACTCATACCAGCGTTTGGTCTCAACAACCCAGTATTCTTTTGGGTGTAGTCGTCTTCGTACTCTCATTTGCGTCACCTCACCCACGCAATGAATGCCGCGCCTGCGAATACGCAGATAACTAGAAAAGCAATCAGGCTTTTGACCGCGCCAAACGTCTCGGTGTATGGGTCTTGCTCTGTGCCGCGCTCGATGTAGATTTTGTCGATCTCTCTCATAACGGTGCATCCTCGTAGTTGTCAGGGTTGATCGGTATACGCTTGTATGGTTTGTCAGGTAGTGGTGTTGTAGGGAAAGGCCATGTCATTTGTTGCGCTCCTTGAGCATTGCGTCTGCGATTACGTAAGCCTGTGTTGGTATCTCTGAAAATAAACTATCGTTGTCAATCAACGCCTGCATAGCCAGCCCCGCAAAGTGGTCACGCATGGTCATGTCCTTGGCGTAGCCGCCTGTCTTCACCATCCAGTCGGTGTACTCTTTTGCTACTACTGCGTTGTCTTTCATTTGTACTCCTCCACGCGGGCATTGAGCCGCGCAATGCGGTTGACGTTGTAGTCCACGATGGACTGGGCGTACTCGACTGCTGTCTCTGCTTCGAGTTTCTCAAGATGAGCCCGTGCTAACTCGGACGCAATCACCTCCAGTGGGGTTGGCCTTTTGAATGGTTCTTTGAGTAGGTTAAATAGTTTGTTCATGCTGCGGCTCCTTATTTAAACAAGTTGTTGAGTGCATCGCGCAAGGCCTTGGCCTGCATGATGGTTAGGTTCTTGATGATACTGTCCACGTCAAAGTTGGTCGTGATGATGACCGAGCGTGGGGCTGGGGTAGCTTGAGGTTGTAGCGCGGCAATGCCCGCATCTACCACAGGCGCGGCTTTGGGTTTAACCGCCTTGACTGCCTTGACCTTCGTTGGTTTCTTATCTGCCATTACTCTACGCAACGAGGACTTCAGCGGCGTGTACTCAGGGAAGTTGGCGTGTAGCCCGTCATCGGCCTCCTTGCGTATCAGTCGCTGGGCAAGCATCTGCGTAATCAGGCTTGTGGTTGAGCCTTCCTTGTAGCCAAAAGTCTCCAGCTTGTCGATGACTCCCCTGCGTGTGTGGCCGGGATTGTCCCTGATGAAGTTGAACGTGGCGCGGGTCACGTTGTTGGTGGTTCGGAAAAAGGTTTTTCCTTCAGTTGGTGCTTGGGTTGTTTCCATTTGGTTCTCCTGATGTGCGTGGGACTCTTCCCACGCGTTGATTGCGGCTTGCAATTTTTCTTTCAAAGCAGACATGACCGTTCCCTTTCTTAGAAGCTGAACTTGTCGAGGATGGCGTCCACACTCTTCTTAACGTCTTGACGCACAGCCTCATTCTTACGTAACTCGGTGGGAGTTACACCAACTAGCAGTTGCTCCAACTGCTTACGCGCATCCTCCAAAGACGTGTCGCCTGTCACGTTCAACGCCTTTGTCAGATCACATAACTCAAGGGCACCATCGACAAGCGTGTCGTGGAATCGCCGTGACTTAGCCTCACCATTGATGTAGTCAGTAGTGAGTCGGTCAGACATACGCTTGAGGTGTGCGCCTAGGCGCTCACGTACATCTGCCATCGCATAGTCAATGCGTTCTTGCGTCAGCTTCTCCAGACGCTCCTTGAGTTCTTGTTGCGCTTGATTGCCAACGTCCACACGGAAGTCACCCGCCGTAGGCACAGGCATGTAGTTCACACGGAATGAGAACTTAGTCACGATCTCGTTGGCAGTCGGGTAGTCGTCACGCTTGAACATGTCGCCAAGAGCAAGCGCCTGCGCGGTGATGAGCGTGGGGTAGATAGCCACAAAGGACTTAACCAATGCGGCGATCTCCTCGTCGAACTCATTCATGCGTGCGGCGAATGTCATGAACAACTTGTTGGGTAGCAGACGGATACCCGAGTCAGACCACGGCGATGTGTTGTCATACACATACTGACGCGCACGGCCAATGGCCTGTTGCACAACCTCCAACTCAGTACGTCCTGCAAGCAGATGCTTGTTGACGCGGGCGGCATCCTTAGCCGCCGCGTTCTTGTTGGCTACCACCTCGTCGGTGGTGGACTTGTCCAGCTTGCGTGCTGTCCATACGGATGCATTGAACTCGACGAGCAGGGCGCATGTGTCGATGTTGTAGCGGGGAGTGATAGAAGTGTTCATAGTGTGTAGTCCTTAGGTTGGTTGATTACTTGGTGGAGAAAAAGATTTTGTGCTCGGACAACATCTTGCCGAACGATGCGATGGTTGCAAACAAAGCAACGCGAGAAGATGTAGCAACTGTGTTGCAGAAGATGGACTGCATCTCTGCGCGCATGCGCCACACATACTCAACGATTGCCTCGGCCTCTGTCCTGTCCGCTGCACGAGTGACGAACTGGAAGACTTGAATCAACTGCGCTGTGGGATTGTCAGACAACGGCGCAGAGTCAGGGGACTTGATGACACGAGCATAGTCACAGATGTCACGGCCAAAGCGGATGAACGATGCCAATGCCTGTGCAGCAGGAGCGCCGATAGTACCGACGAGCGCAGTCTCCAACGTCTCGTCGTCAACAACACCGAGGCACGCGTGCAAGATGTCACTGGCCGCAACCAAGGAGCGCGGCGTTGCATACGCAAGCTGTAACGACTTGGGATTGAACACCATGCCATTGTCCTTGGACATGTCCTTGCCCTCGAACATGCCGCCCTTCTCGTAGTCGAGGAAGCTGTGCATAACACGCGGCTCGTTGTTGACGAACGCAATGACCATCGGATGCACGCCGTTGTCGGTAGCCCACTTGACCCACTCGTCGGAGGCAGACTTACGCATCTTGACAAACACAAGACGATTACGCAAGTGCGCTTGGATGGAGTCGCCAAGACCCTCGACTGCTAGGTTGGTAGCACAGAACACAACGCTGCCCTCGGGCATGCCTAAGTTACCGACACGGCGCTCGTAGATGATTGGAGCGAGTACGTTCTTGATGAACTGCGGAGCCTTGGCGATCTCGTCGAGCATGACCATGATTGGCTTGGAGTTGTTGACGCCGAACTGGTTGTGTGCGCTGACACCGAAGCGCTCGTTGGGCAACTCGCGGGAGACGCCGTTCTCGCGGTCGAGGTCAGGCATCCACACAGAGCCATCGGACAACTGCGTGCAGTCGATGGGTTGCACAGCGATGTGATTGGCAAACTTGGGTAGCTTGCGTAGGCTGTGGAACAGCGCGGTCTTGCCGATGCCGTTCTCGCCCTCGACGATTACAGTACGCTTGTGGCCGATAGCGGCGATCAGGGAAACAACTTGAGAGTGTGTGAGATAGTGTTGCATGATTAAAGTTCCTTAGGTTAAAAATTACAGAGAGATACGCAAGAGTTTGCCGTGAGTAGGTACGAACGAATCGTTATCTACTATGCCCCACAGAGACGGCATTGGGGTATCCGGTGTATCGCAACCGAGGTAGCCATCGGACAGCCACACGATTGCTTTAGCATTGATCTTGTTCTTGGTGAGATAGTTCACAACGACTTGCGGCACAGTACCGCCACCGCCCTTGGGTGCAAGCGATGTAGCGATCTGCTCATAGTCAGCAGGCTTGAACTCCTGCACCGCACACACCGCTGTGTCCCACCAGATAACGCGCACAGCCTCAGGCTTGACTTGCTGACAGATGCGTGCGATCTCGCCGAACAACAGACGATAGTACGGATACATGGAGCCCGAAGTATCAGCGGCAATGACGATCTCACCGACTGACTCGGTGAAGTGCGAAGGCATGACAAAGCCCGATGCAAGCAGTCGCTTGTTGGGTGGACAGAAGCGCGAGTTCTCGTCACCCGCAGAGATGGATGTAATCCAATCCTGCATGGCCTCAGTCCAGTTGGTCACACGTTCCTTGGCAGTACCAAAGATGTCACGACCACCGCCTTCCTTGCCCGCCATCTTGCGTGCGAGTATCTCGCCCTGACGATTGGCATCGTCGATCTGCTTCTCCAGTTTGTCACGCTCGGCTGGGTCATCGGCAAAGTCGCCATCCTCGTGCGCGTCGATGGGCTCGTCGAATCCCTCGCCGCCATCGCCATCACCATCCTCGGGTTCCTTGCGGCCTTGCTTGATGAGATCGTTCATGACTTGAGGGAATGACCACCCGAAGTACTTGCGGTCAATGCACAGCGTTGGTGAGGGACGCTCGACGAAATCGAAGTTGGGGTCAAGCTCCTCGATAAGTGCGTTGACCACGTAGTCATGCGCCACGTTGGTCAGCTTGGGATACTTCTTGCGTGCGTCTTTGAACAGGATGCAATGCTTGAGTGCAACGTGGAAGTTCTCATGCAGTACGAGGTAGCGCAGTTGCTTGCGGTTGAGTGGGGTAATGAATGCCGCGCCGTACTTCTTGTCACGGCCATTGGTTGCGGCGGTTGGCATCTTCTCCACCACCTCCGACTTGCCCATGCAGATCACGCTACTGAGTAGCGCAAACTTGGGGTGTCGCATGCAGTCGATGTTGCACGCTTGTACCCTCTGTGTGAGGGTCATCTTCTCAAAGGACATTTGCTTCTCCGATAGTTATTGAAGGGAATTATACCCCAAGTTGTCAATGCTTTGACAACCTAGGGTTTGTACTTAGGGATTGGGTTTACGTAGATATGTTGGTGCGAGGGTAGTCCTTTCTCTGTGGGAACTGGGGAATCTCTACACGCTTGGAGCCCTGCTTGACCCCTGCGTACTTGTAGATGCGCTCGACGATGGCACGCCTGAACTCGTCGGTGGTGATGGGTTTGTTTAGCTTGCTGATGGGGTCTATGTTGGTGCCATGCCAGTTACCCATGTGAAAGTCCGACTGCTCCATACCACGCTTGGATGCGATGGTGTTGTATGCCATCTGACACATGTGGAAGAACGAATTAACATCGGCGGTTGTCGCATTAGGTTGGTCGTGCATCATTGGGCGCATCGCATGTGCGTACTCATGCACATACCCCTCACCACCGAACGCAGTACCAAGACGCCTGCTCAATGTCGCCTCCGACTCGAACTCAGGCATACGCATAAGCGCAAGGTTGATGTAGGCGTCCATCTTATGCAGTATGTCAGCGCGTTGCTGCTTGTCCTCTTTGCTTGATATGGTGCGGTAGTGCGGCGTGTGCTTTGACCGACTCACGTCCAGCTTGCCATCGACAAACATCAAGTCAGCGCTGAAGCTTGCGTCACCATCACTCACGGAGTTCTTGTAGTAGATAGGCACAACCATGTCGTCGTCAAGGCGTGCGTAACGATTGTCCCAACTGGCGTGGAGTTGACCGCCATGCCCCAGTATCTCCCACATAAACTTGCGGCTAGTCAGGGATGGGTGACTGGTATACAGACGGCGCTCGTGTTGCACAGCCATGTCGTCCACTACCGGCTTGTAGAACCGCGCCATCACAGTCTTGTGGAACACAACGTCGAAGTACTCCTCGCGTTGAATAAGTTTCTTGTGCTTGTACAACCTATCGAGTGGGCGTTCGTTGTTGCCCCACGCTGAACTGCGGACAGGGCCGCGCACATTGAATGCTTTTACTGCATCTGCATAGTTACGTATCATCATGATTAAGCTCCTTGGTTAAATAAAACTGACTGAAAAATTGTGGTCAATTGACCACTAGTCAAAAGGGAAGTTCGTCTGTAGCCTGTGTACTGGGTGCACATACTCAAACAGGAAATCATCGCCTTCCTCTTCTACTTCTTCCGCACCATCCTCCCCTACCGCATAGAACCGATAGCTTGCGTCAAACAGTTCCTTCGCATCCTTGTAGATGCTTGTGTGCGCTATGACATACGGAAACGACTCGTACCACTTGATATCCTCGGTCTCGAATGTAATCATAGGCTCTGACTTGTACTCATACTCGCAATCAAACATTGCTTCTCTCATCGCCTCCTCGTTCTTTGCAAGTTGCAGGGACACGTATGCATCCCTGTCTTGGAACGATTTGAACTTGACCACGTAGGCCACATCACTTCTATACCCCATGTTGAATTACTCCTTTACTGTTGAACCGCCATCCGTTGATGTAGATAAGTTCTTTGAGGTACTCTTCTGTGTAGTACGCGTCATACTCCCTTTGCAATGCGTGGTACATATCGTCTGCATACTCCCGCGCTTTGTCCTGTATCCAATCAAGAAACTCTGTATGCAAGTTGTCCGTATTGATGGCACGCATGAGTTCCTGTACTGATGCACCCGCAAGAATCCCGCCATGAAGTTGTAGATGGGCATTGACATCTTCCTCCTCCCAAAAGGACTCTGTGTAATCAGCGTTCATCGTACCGCTGTGGTTGTAGAAGAACGAGCGCCGAGTAATCTCCACTTTATGCGGTATCGTGTCGCGTGCGTTCTTAAGGATTTCTAACAGGATGGTGTAGCGCGAGTGTCTGTCTGCGTCCTTGACCTCGTTGATGTGCGCTTCAAGGAACTCGGCAGTTCGCACGATACCAAGCCATGATGCGCCATCGCCTTGGTTGTGCCCCACACTCCAGTTGGTTTCGTACAGGTGAAAACCTAGCGCATAGCCGTCCTCTTTGAACTGCTCTGTGATGCAGTCCGCCCAATCGTCAGGCGGTTCTGCATATTCCCTTGCCCTTGCTTGCGCTGTCGGGCTCAGGTCTTCGTACTCAAATACTTCTGTCGTTTCCATTAGTGTTTCCATTAGTCCACCTCTACGCTGAAAGTTAAGTTGCGTACGCACTCGCGTACCTTGTCGTCAAAGTCGAAGTAGTTTATTGCGTTAGTAACACAGTCATCTATCTCCTGCGTGATTGAGTCTTGCGATGGGTGGTCTTCGCGGTCGTTGTGCTCGTCGATTGCAACTTCGATTGCGTCGTTGACAAGCGTCTCGATGCGCTTGATTGTTTCTTCATTGATTGCGTGTAACGCCGCCTGTGTCTGCATGATTTCACTCACGCGTTTGTCCACGAGCGCCATGATGTACGCATCGAACGCAGAGACTACTGCGCTGACCAAGGGGTTGGTTTGGTTTGTCTGTTCCATGATTAAGCTCCAAAAAAGTTGTCAATTGACCACAAAGAAGGCATGACCGTTCTCTATGTAATTAGCCATGCCACCACCTACGAACAACGGCTCTTGCGTCTAGTCGCGTAGCAAACCACACGGCCAAGCCCCTGTCCATATCCTGCATCAAGTGGGCGCTGTCCCACACGTTATTACTCATTCCTCATCTCCTTCGTTCAAATAAGTTGTCATGACGTACCCTATGAGCACACCGCCGAACCCAATGCCAGTTTGAAATAACCCGCTGGCCTCGTTGTCCCAAGACACAGCCACTAGCGCCATGCCTAGCATGGCTATTAATATGTCTGCTATCGTTTCTTGTTTCATTACTGCACCTCCACATAATCCGGCGTGTCCTGCCGTTCCAATACGACTACCTCGCGTACCAACTTGCGGCACAGCTTGGACGCAACGACACCAACCAACTCCCCAAAGTCCTCGTCGGTCATGTGCCCGTCGTTGTTGTTCAGCGTAGCCAACACGGCAAAGTCGCCGTCCTCTCGGTGGTATCCGATTGATACTGTCTTCATGCTTGCTCTCCTGAATTTGTGGTCAATTGACCACTTACTTTCTCCGCTATGAACAGCGGTATCCTCAGTTTCTCCCTTGTTGTCATCGGTATCTTGTCCCACTGGGTGCGTGTCAGCGCTATGGCCGTGGGGCTAAGCAAGTCTGGGTAGCGGTGGTGTCTGTGGGTCTCGGGCTTGAGTGTGTGCTTCATGTAGATGAGCGCCGTCTCGCGTACCAGCAGGGCAATGTAGCCCTCATAGAACGCCGCCACCGCTATCGCTCCCCGCCCGCCGTGATAACGCAGCGCGGCCTTGGCTCGCGGCAGTTCCTCTTTGATGGGACGCATCACGGCGTCCAGTTCAGCCAACCATGTGCGCTCCCATCGTTGGCGGGATGCGTGGCTTTCCTTGGCTTCCTTGCGGGCACGGCGTTGCTCGGTGATAAGGCGCAGTTCGAGGTCGCTCATTGCGCCGCGCTCGACACGTTTTGTAAGTTGTTTGTAAGTAAGTTTGCTCGGTGGTTTGTCACGTTGGCGACAGGCGCTACATTTGTGTGTCCATTCGATGCGGTTTTTTGCGCGTTTTCGGTACGCTTGCAGGGTTTTTTCTTGGCCGCAGGTAGGGCAAGCGCGGGTGGTTTTGCGGGGCATGGCAGTCTCCAAAAGTGGTCATTTGACCACAAATCTGTCAAAGGGTTTACAAAAAGTGTCACGGGATACCCACTGTTTTTGTGTTTCTGGCCTCCAAGTGGACACACCTAAGTCGTTGCTGCGTATAGGTTTTTCGGTGGGTCGTCCACAGACCAATGCTTTTTGGGAGAGCTATCAGCCGAGAGTAAAAACACACCCACCAAAACACGGATATATATATCTTAAGAGAAAAGAGTATTTATATATAGGTATGGTGGGTGTGGGTGGGGAAACGCCTTATAAATCAACGCCTTAGGTGTGTCCAGATGAACGCCAGAAATACGAAATTGCTGGACAGGCAAAAAAACAACACTTTTTGGCATGGTCTTTGCTTACAGAAGGCGTAGTTGGGTGCAGCTATCTTGTACCTGTTTCCATGTTGGATGTCGCTCCTGTTGCTTACGGGCTTGAGCCTTGGCGAGTTCGGCGGCGCGTGGGTCTTTGGCGTAGGCATCGGCCATTGCTTTGAACTCGGCGCGTAGGGCGCGTAGCTTGGCGAGTTGTTCGGTTTTGATTGATGTCATGTTTTTAGCTCCGAGTCCAAGTGAGGATGGATAAAGCCCGGTTGTTGCGGCAGGCCTCGCGGTAGGCGTGGAACATGATGGTGCGAAGGAAAGATACGTAGCGTTTGGACATGATGGAAGCTCCGGTTAAAAAGTGACTGCTTAGTCACGAAATGCACGATGTGTGCGAAAACTAACTTACTGGACACAAACAAAAACAGCGGCGGGGCATCGCGCCCGCACCGCCGGAGAAAAACACAAGTGGTCAATTGACCACAATTAGATGGAAGCCAAGAAGCGACGCTTCTCAGCAGCAGTCAGCTTTGCGTAGCTTGACAGCAACTTGTTGACGGCATCGACTTTGTTGTTGCTACCACGCGAGTCAGACTTCGCAGGGAAGTAGTAGCGCATCGCATTGCGTGCATCGCCCTTGCGCTCGCCGTCGAAAGCAATTGTCGCCTCGCCGTTGTACGTTGAGCGCCGCGCCTCGCAGCCATAGCTTGCAGCAATGACTTGTGCAGTCTGCATCCGATACGCAAACTGCGCCTCTGCGCCTGACTTGTTGTAGACAGCCTTGAATGCAAGCAACGACTCGCCAACCCTGCGGTTGGCTGCGAGTGCAAGACGTAGGTCACGGATGAAGGTATTGAACTGAGTGTTCATGATGAGTGCTCCAAGTAAGTGGTCAATTGACCACAAAGTAAAAACCCCGCAACGGCGGGGCAACGAACGGCAGGGAATTCCCCAACCGATGCATCTAGTATACCACAATGGGTTGCCAAATCCCCTTGACAGGGCATATCCTGCCTAGCGTGACCCCACCATACCCCCACCCCCCTTTTCGGGCCGTCACCATGCCCACTCCGCATGAACACTGTTTTGCAGGCGCAAACCCAAATTCCAAAATCCCCGAAACACCCCCCATAGGTAAAAACCCTAATACCCCAAAAAAATTTTAAAAAAAACCCCCGGATATGAGGCCGAGGGTTTAAGGAGGGGGGTTACCCACTCAAGGAGAAGCAAATGCGCACTAGTTGCACATCTACCGAAAACGAGTATATACTGCGCCCATCGAAGCTGCAAGGGCTTGCGCATGTTAGAACATTTGGTGCATTTTGAGCCTGAGGTCACCACTCGGGACGGGTTTGTTAAATTGGACGCAGCCGCGCCCGATGAAGTCCTGTCGGCTCAAGTTTCCACCGCGAACCTTTTGGCAGAGCTTGGCGTCGAGGACGATGACGAGCTAGTAAAGGAGCAGCAGACCGCTGCCGCACGCAAAGCTTTCGGTTTCCTTACAACCAACGCCGACACCACCGAGCAAAAGACTGCTCTGGCCCAACTAAAAACCCCAGCCGCCGTGCGGCACATAACCGGCATGCTTGCTGCTTATGACTGGGAGTTTATTCAGCAGGCGCAGGAGATCAGGGGCTACACAGTGGCCAAGCTAGTCGAGGAAACCCAGAACCCCAACGCCAGTATCCGGCTCAAAGCGCTCGTTGCGCTGGGCAAAGTCACTGAAATTGGGCTGTTCACTGAGAAAATTGAGGTCAAGAAGCCCGATATGACGGACGGAGAGCTTGACCAGCGGATCAAAGACAAGTTGGCCAAGTTCATGGGGGTGGTTGACGCCCTTGAAGTGACAGACGTAGACCTGCCAGCCGAGAAACCCGCAGAAACTCCGCCCGATGCAGCTTGAAAACATCACGACGCTGACAAAAGCCGAGATCGCTGCCCTCATGCGGGCGCTTCCGACCATGACGTTGGCCGAGAAGATGGAGTTGTTCGAGGATTTGGAGGTGCGCGAGCGTCGAGCCAGACTACTTGCAGCCCAGAACAACATGATTGGGTTCGCCACCTCGGTGTATCCGGGGTTCAAGATTGGGCCGCACCACAAAAAGCTGGCCAAGATATTCACCGACGTGATCGAGGGGCGCAAACTGCGCGTGATTATCAACATCGCGCCGCGTATGGGTAAGTCCGAGTTCTCGTCCTACCTGTTCCCCGCCTACTTCCTTGGTAAGTTCCCTGAGAAGAAGATCATCATGGGCACCCACACCGCTGGTCTGTCTGAGGACTTCGGTCGCCGGGTACGAAACTTGCTTGATAACGAGGACTATCGTGAGATTTTTCCAAAGACTTTGGTCGCAGACGATCAGAAAGCGGCAGGTAAATGGAGCACCTCCGTAGGAGGCCAGTACTACGCCGCAGGCGTAGGGGGTGCTCTTGCCGGTCGTGGCGCGGACTTGTTCGTAATCGACGACCCTCACTCTGAGCAAGACGTAAAGGCCAACAGCCGTCTGGCTTTTGACACTGCGTGGTCGTGGTTCCAGACAGGCCCGTTGCAGCGCTTGATGCCGGGCGGGGCGATCATTATTGTGATGACGCGCTGGGGCAAGCTTGACCTGACCGGGCGGCTGATCGACTACCAAAGCCGCAACCCGGACTCCCTACCGTGGGAGATTGTGGAGCTACCGGCCATCCTCAACGAGGACACCGAGGACGAGAAATCCCTTTGGCCAGAGCAGTGGCCGCTGGCCACACTGAAGACAACCAAGGCCTCCATCGACCCCCAGTACTGGAACGCCCAGTACATGCAGCAGCCCACATCCAACGCGGCGGCAATCATCAGCCGAAAGCTCTGGCGGATATGGGAGCCAGAGGAGCCGCCCAAGTGCGAGTACATCATCCAGTCATGGGACACGGCGTTTGAAGCCAAGAGCAGGGCCGACTACTCGGCCTGCACCACATGGGGCGTGTTCTACAACGAGGAGGAGCGCGATCAGGCGCAGGTCATCCTGCTCGACGCGTTCAAAGACCGGATGGAGTTCCCAGAACTCAAGGCGATCGCCTTCAAACACTACAAGGAGTGGGAGCCCGACGCGTTCATTGTGGAGAAGAAAGCGGCAGGTGCGCCGTTGATCCAAGAACTGCGAAACATGGGTATCCCGGTGCAGGAGTTCAGCCCCAGCCGGGGCAACGACAAGATCGTGCGGGTCAACTCCATTGCCGATCTGTTCGCTTCGGGTAGAGTGTGGGCACCTGACACGCGCTGGGCGCGGGAAGTTATTGAGGAGGTTGCGGCCTTCCCCAACGGTGATAATGACGACTACGTGGACACGACGAGCCAAGCGCTGATGCGGTTTCGCCAAGGCGGGTTTATCACACTGGACACGGATGAGAAAGACGAACCCAAATTTTTCCGTCGCAGAGCGGCGGCATATTACTAAGGACAGATCATGGCCACCAATGTAGACAAAGCCCTGTACCAGCAACCCGCTGGGATTGATGCGCTTGCAGAAGACGAGTCACCGCTGGAGATCGAGATTGTTGACCCGGAAGAAGTCAACATCGGCATGGACGGCTTGGAGATCAGTCTGATCCCAAACAAGAAAGAGCCCTCCGGCGAGGACTTCGACGCCAACTTGGCCGAGTACATGGACGATGGCGACATACAGAGCATGGCCGGGGACTTGGACGCGGACATCGACAACGACAAGCAGTCCCGCAAGGAGTGGGAGAAAGCCTACGTTGACGGGCTCAAGTTGCTGGGCCTACAGATTGAGGAGCGCACGGAGCCGTGGCAAGGTGCCTGCGGTGTGTTCCACCCGATGATTACCGAGGCCGTGGTACGGTTCCAAAGTGAAACGATTACTGAAACGTTCCCAGCCGCCGGGCCGGTCAAGACCAAGATCATTGGGCTGGATACCCCAGAGGTGAAAGAAGCCGCTACGCGAGTTCAGGATGACATGAACTTCGAGTTGACCGAGCACATGGTGGAGTTCCGGCCTGAGCATGAGCGCATGCTGTGGAGCCTCCCGGCCACCGGTTCGGCGTTCAAAAAGGTGTACTACGACCCGAGCCTTGGCCGTCAGGTGTCCATGTTCATCCCGGCAGAAGACATCATCCTGCCCTACGGCACCACCGACTTGGACACTTGCCACCGCATCACGCACGTCATGCGCAAGACCAAGAACGAGATCATCAAGCTCCAGCAAGCTGGGTTCTACCGCGACATCGAGTTGCCTGACGCGCCCAAGGATCGCACGGACATCCAGAAAGCCAAGGACAAAGAGACCGGGTTCAACGACCTGAACGACGATCGGTACACCCTGTACGAGTGCCATGTGGACTTGGACTTGGAGGGCTACGAGGACGAAGACGACGAGGGCGAGAAGACTGGGATCATGCTGCCCTATGTGGTGACCCTGATAAAAGGTACCAACGACGTGCTGTCCATCCGCCGTAACTGGCTGGAGGACGACGACCTGCGTCTGAAGCGCCAGCACTTTGTGCACTACCAGTACATCCCCGGCTTCGGTGCGTATGGCTTTGGTCTGTTCCACCTGATTGGTGGGTATGCCAAGTCGGCCACCTCCCTGATGCGCCAGCTTGTTGACGCCGGTACGCTGTCTAACCTGCCCGGTGGTCTGAAGTCCCGTGGTCTGCGCATCAAGGGTGACGACACTCCGATCGCTCCGGGCGAGTGGCGCGATGCCGACGTGGCCAGCGGTAACATCCGCGACAGTATTCTGCCGCTGCCGTACAAGGAGCCAAGCCAAGTTCTGATGGGCTTGCTTGGCCAGATCGTTGAAGAGGGCCGCAGGTTTGCGTCCACGGCGGACATGCAGGTCTCGGACATGTCGGCCAACGCGCCGGTGGGTACCACCCTTGCGCTGCTGGAGCGCCAGCTAAAAGTGATGTCGGCTGTTCAGGCCCGCGTCCACTACGCGCTCAAGCAAGAGCTAAAGCTGCTCAAGAAAATCATCCGCGACTACACCGACCCGGACTACACCTACAACCCCGAGTACGGCAGCAAGAAAGCCAAGCGTGGCGACTACGACTTGGTGGACATCATCCCCGTCTCCGATCCCAACGCAGCGACCCTGAGCCAGCGCGTGATCCAGTACCAAGCGGTCATTCAGATGGCCCAGATGGCACCGGACATTTACGATCTGCCGCAGTTGCACCGTGGGATGTTGGACGTTCTGGGCATCAAGAATGCCGAGAAGCTGGTGCCGATCGAGGAGGACATGAAGCCGACCGACCCCGTGTCGGAGAACCAAGCAGCGCTCAACGGCAAGCCCATGAAAGCGTTCATGTACCAGAACCACGACGCGCACATCCAAGTCCACATGATGCTGCTGCAAGACCCGATGATGCAGCAGTTGATTGGCCAGAACCCGCAGGCTCCCAAGATCATGGGGGCTATCACGGCGCACATTGCCGAGCACGCCGGGTACAAAATGCGCCAGCAAATCGAGCAGCAGTTGGGTATGCCCATGCCTCCCGAAGACGAGAAGCTCCCGCCGCAGATCGAGGTGGCGCTCTCTGGCATGCTGGCCCAAGCGGCGCAGCAAGTCATGCAGCAGAACCAAGCTCAGGCCGCGCAGGCACAAGCCCAGCAGCAGGCACAAGACCCGGTGATCCAGATGCAGCAGCAAGAGTTGCAGATCAAGGCTGGCGCGAACCAGATCAAGCAGGAAGACCTCAAGCTCAAGGCTATGAAGATGTCCATTGATGCGGCCAATCAGGCAGACAAGCTTAAGTTGGAGGAGAAGAAAATCTCTGGCAACTTGCAGTTGGAAGCCATGAAGGTCGGAGCCCAGACCAAAAACAACGAGGCCCAGTTGGCCGCGCAGCAACAACGAGAAGGTGTTCGCATGGGCATCGACGTTGCAAAAAGCAGAGACCAGATCAACAACCAACGGCAGCAGTACATGGCACAGCTTGCCCAGCAAAAGGAGAAACCGACTAAATGATCCAAGACTTCGCACGCGTATTGCGCGAAAAAATACGCACCGACATGAACAACTACGCCGACGACTTGGCTGGTGGCATGTGTCGCAACTTTGAAGATTACCAAAAACTCTGCGGGACTATCTCAGGTCTAGCGCTTGCGGAGCGTCACCTACTTGACCTGCTTGAGAAAGTCGAAAAATCAGATGAGTGAAATCCTTCTGCCACCGGGCATTGTTTTGCCTCAGCACATCCAACCAGCGGAGACGCCGGACGAGGATGCCAGTGAAGAAACCAAAGCCGCCGCGCTACCTACCCCCACGGGCTGGAAGCTATTGTGCGTAGTACCTGAAGTCGAGCAAAAGATTGCCGGTACGACCCTTGATCTCGTGAGAGATACAGCAAGTATGCGCCAAGAAGAACACGCCACCACGGTGTTGTTTGTATTGCGTGTAGGCCCCGATGCGTACAAAGACACTGCCAAGTTCCCCACAGGAGCATGGTGCAAGGAAGGTGACTTTGTGCTGGTGCGTACGTACTCTGGTACGCGCTTTAAGATTTTTGGGAAAGAGTTCCGTCTCATCAACGACGACCAAGTTGATGCTGTTGTGCAAGACCCTCGTGGGCTGACCCGCGTTTGAAGGAGTAAATATGGCTGACGAATTTAAGTTCCCAGACGAACTGGAAGACGAAAAGAAAATCGACATTGAAATTGAAGGCGAAGGCGATGTCGAAATTGAAATCGAAGACGACACACCTGAACGTGACCGGGGCCGCAAACCCTTGGATCGGGAAGTTGCTGATCCGACCGACGAAGAAATTGAGTCTTACTCCGACAAGGTAAAGAACCGCATCAAGGAGCTTACCCATGCGCGCCACGACGAGCGCCGCAACAAGGAAGCCGTCCTGCGTGAAAAGCAGGAACTTGAGCGTTTTGCACAGCAGTTGATCGCAGAGAACAAGAGTCTCAAGAGCAACGTACACAAGGGGCAGGAGGCTGTCATTGCCGGTGCGCAGCAACGCGCTGACACCGAGCTTGAAATAGCCCGCCGCGAACTCAAGGCAGCACAGGAAGCGTTCGACACGGACGCCATCCTCAAGGCCCAAGAAGCGGTAATGGACGCCAAAATCCGGGTGGAACAGATTAAAAATTTCCGCCCAGCCCCTTTACAACAGGAAGAATTTGAGGTACAAACGCCACAAATCCAATCAAAAGCGCCCCCACCGGACGAAAAATCCCTGCGCTGGCAGGCAAAAAACCAGTGGTTTGGGGTGGACGGTTTTGAGGAATACACCAGCTACGCACTAGGGCTGCACAAAAAGCTAGTTCAAAACGGGGTTGATCCCCGCACTGATGAGTACTACGAGAAATTAGATTCTCGCCTTAAGTCAACGTTCCCTGAATTGTTCGGTGGGACTAAAGACAAGCCTACGTCCGGTGAGGTTTCCAAACGACCTACTACCGTGGTTGCTTCTGCCGCTCGTTCAACGAGTGCAGGAAAGATCAAGCTAACGAACACGCAAGTGGCGTTGGCGAAGAAATTCGGTTTAACCCCACAGCAATATGCTGTTCAAGTAGCTCGATTGGAGAATCAAAATGGCTGAAGTGCAAACCCGTACAAATCGTGACCTAGCGACACGCGAAAAAACTGCTCGATATGTTTACACGCCCTCAAGCGCCCTGCCTGACCCGACACCTGAACCCGGATACACGTATCGCTGGGTAGCGTCCGCCCTACTGGGTGACGAAAAGGTGATGATGACCAACGTGTCGCGGAAGTTCCGTGACGGCTGGACTCCGGTTAAAGCAGAGGATCATCCTGAGTTGATGCTGGCTGGAAATGCTAAGACCGGTAACGTGGAAATTGGTGGACTCATGCTCTGCAAGATGCCAACCGAAAAAGCCCGTGCCCGTGACGAGTACTTTGAAGACCAAGCACGCAACCAGATGGAGTCGGTGGATAACCATTTCATGCGAAATAATGACCCGAGAATGCCGTTGTTTGCAGACCGCAAGTCTTCTTCAACACGCGGATCGGGATTCGGTTCTGGTTCAAAGTAATTAGGAGTTTTTATGTCAACTGTGCAAGCCCCTTACGGCCTACGTGCCGTAAATGAGTTGGGTGGTCTGCCGTACGCCGGTAGCACCCGTACTTTTCTAATCAACCCCGCTGGTTCAGCGGCCAACATGTACAACGGTACTGTGGTGGCTGTCGATACCTCGGGCTATCTGGTTCCCGTAACCAACGTCGGCAGTAACGCTGACCCCTTCCCCGCTGGCGTTGTCGGCGTGTTTGTGGGTTGCTCGTACGTCAACGCTCAAGGCCAACAAATCTACGCTCAGTACTACCCCACCGGTACCACTGGCGTTGTGACGGCTTATGTTGTGGATGACGACCGCGCCGTGTTCCAAGTGCAGGCCAACGGCTCTCTGGGCCAGACCGCTCTGGGCGCGAACGTGGTGTTTGCTGCTGCGCAAACCGGCTCGACCTCGACTGGCAATTCGACCACTGCTGTGAGCACCACGCTTGCTGCAACGGCCACGATCGCCTTCAAGGTTGTTGGTTTTGCTTCTGGCCCCGGCGACGCGTATACCGATCTGCTGGTTAAGTTCAACGTGGGTTCACATGCCTACAATACCGGCCTTGGCGTCGCGTAATAAGGAGTAATTCAAAATGGCTATTTCACGCGCACAACTACTTAAAGAACTGCTCCCCGGTCTGAACGCTTTGTTCGGTATGGAGTATGCTCGTTACGGCGAAGAGCACAAGGAAATCTATGAGACCGAGAAATCGGAGCGTAGCTTTGAAGAAGAAACCAAGCTTGCTGGTTTCGGTGCTGCTCCCGTTAAAAACGAGGGTCAAGCAATTGCGTATGACAATGCGCAAGAAGCTTTCACCGCACGCTACAACCACGAAACCATCGCCTTGGGCTTCTCGATCACCGAAGAAGCTGTGGAAGACAACCTGTATGACAGTCTGTCTGCTCGCTACACCAAGTCGCTGGCCCGTGCTATGGCGTACACCAAACAAGTTAAAGCCGCCTCCGTTATCAACAACGGTTTCAGCGGTTCGTACTTGGGCGGTGACGGTGTGTCCCTGTTCGGTGTGAACTCTTCCAGCAGCCAAGTGGGCCACCCACTGGTTGGCGGCGGTGTTAACCAGAACGCTCCTGCCACCGCTGTGGACTTGAACGAAACCTCGTTGGAAAATGCTGTGATCCAGATCGCTGCATGGACTGATGAGCGCGGTCTGTTGATCGCCGCCAAGCCCCGCAAGATGTTGGTTCCTCCGTCGCTGATGTTCGTTGCCAAGCGTTTGCTGGACACCGAACTGCGCGTTGGTACGAACGACAACGACATCAACGCACTGAAGCAGATGGGCGCAATCCCTGAAGGCTACACCGTTAACCACTTCTTGACCGACACCAACGGCTGGTACCTGATTACCGACGTTCCCAACGGCATGAAGCACTTCGAGCGTATCGCCCTGCAAAACAGCATGGACGGCGACTTCGATACCGGTAACGTGCGTTACAAGGCTCGTGAGCGTTACAGCTTCGGCTGGTCTGACCCTCTGGGCATGTGGGGTTCCGCTGGAGCCTAATCGGACTCAGTAAGGTAGAGGTGACTGGCCTGCCACTAGGGCCCCTTCGGGGGCCCTTTTTATTTATTGCACAACCCGCAAAACCGTGATATATTGCAACCACTCCGGGGTTCCCGGTGCATCAAACTGACCCGGCAGACGACATACCGATTGATGCACTGATCTTGTATGTAAGGATAATTTATCATGGCAGTTTCTACCACCCAGAGTATTTGGCGTTCTGGCGGCGGCGATCAAACTCGCGCTGCGTACTGCGGTTCCGGCGTCATGGCCGCGACTTTCTACATCCCCGCTGCTGGCACCGCTGGCAACGTGCAGGCTTCTGCAACCAACACCGCCCGTGTTGTTTTGCCTGCTGGCGCAGTTCCCCTGAACATCATCATCAACGACACCGGCACCGGTCAAATTGATCTGGGCTTCACAGACGGAACCACCCCCTCGGCAAACGGCCTGCTCAACGACGCTGCCGTGACTGCCATTGCTTCGATTGCTGCTGGAGCCACTGGCTCGGGCGCATCGCTGGGCACCGTGCTGAGCGCAACCAAGAACGTGACAATCACCAACGCTGTTGGCGGAACACCGGGCACCGGTACCGTTGGCGGTGTGATCGTGTACTACGTCACCGACCCCTACGCTGGCCAGCAAAACGTCTAATTAATCTTGAGGGGGCCTTGAGCCCCCTTTGTCAAAGGAGATTGATATGACGATGCAATATGATGTCAAGTCGTTCCACGTAATGACGGGGACGCCTTCGGGTACTACCCAGCGCACGCGCTTAAAAGGTGCTGTTGTTTCCAATAGCGTTTCGGGTACTTCGGCAAACGTGTTTTTTGCAAATAACACATACATCAGTGGGACGTACAACGTTCCCGGCACAACGGTGTGTACAGTCACAACGGCCACGGCACACGGTTTAACCACCGGTGATCGTGTTTGGCTGGACTTTACTTCTGGTACATCGACGGACAACGTTTACACTGTCACAGTAACCTCCACGGTGGCATTTACGGTGGCGGTAGCTTCTGCAACAACTAGCGGCAATGTGAAAGTCTACACACAAGGTTTGATGGAAGTGGACATTACAAACAGCGTGCCTGTTGCAGTGACTATTCCGGGCGAAGGTATTTTGGCGGCAAACGGTATTTTTGTTGGAACGCCAGCAAATATTGCAGCTACGGTGTTCTATGGCTAAGTCGCCCGCATGGACACGCAAAGAAGGCAAGAACCCCAATGGTGGCTTGAACGCCAAGGGGCGCGCCTCGGCCAAAAAGCAAGGGATGAATTTAAAACCTCCCCAGCCGGAAGGCGGCAGCAGGCGCGACTCCTTTTGCGCAAGGATGTCTGGGATGAAGAAAAAACTCACCAGCGAGAAGACGGCCAAAGACCCGAATTCCCGTATCAATAAGAGCCTGCGGGCTTGGAACTGCTGAGGGTAGTATGTCTGATATTGAGTTGACAGACCGCGAACGCCTGATTGCCAAGGAAGCTGCAAAGCTTGCCCTTGAAGAGTTGTCTTCTGAGTTTTACAAAAAAGTTGGTAAGACTGTGGTGGACAAAGTTTTGATTGGTCTTGGTGTGCTTGTAGTCGGTTTTGTCCTAGGCAAAGGCTGGATCATCAAGGTCTAACATGCCAAGCACCAGTAAAAAACAACACAACTTCATGGCAGCAGTGGCCAAGAATCCTGCTTTTGCCAAGAAGGTTGGTATCAAACCAAGCGTTGGCGAGGACTTCCTCCAAGCTGACAAAGGTAGGAAGTTTGGCTCAGGCGGGTATACCCGCCCGGACAGGCAGAAAATCAACAAGCCAAAGACCGCGCACGGGGCTATGGCACTTTTTTCAAAAGGTGGCGATATGGCTACAAAGAAACTGTTCGGCGGCAAGGAATCCGTGAAGGAAGAACTTGCAGAAGCCAAAGCAATCAAATCTGGGAAGATCACCCCCATGCAGTACGCTAAAGGTGAAAAATCTGAAGGAGTACACGAGATGAAAAGCATGAAGAAAATGGCTTCCGGTGGCATCACCAACGCCAAAATGTCCCCTGTCCGCACTGCTGCCCCCAGCCGTGATGGCATCGCATCCAAAGGTAAAACCAAGGGCACGATGGTGACCATGAAGGGTAGCGCTCCTCTGGGTATGAAGCGCGGCGGCAAAGCCTGCTAAACCATGATGGCCAGCCGAGGGATGGGGGACATCAACCCATCCAAAATGCCCAAAGCCAAGACGATCACCCGCAAGGATGATCCGAACAAAGTCACCATGTACAAGCGTGGTGGCGTTGCAACTAAGCGTGCCTGCTACGGCGGCATGATGAAAAGCAAAAAGTAATGGCCACCAAACCCGGCTTGTACGCAAACATTCACGCCAAACAAAAGCGAATAGCTGAAGGTTCGGGCGAGAAGATGCGCAAGGTCGGCAGCAAAGGTGCCCCTATTAAGGCAGACTTCGTAAAGTCGGCAAAAACCGCAAGGAAGAAGTGATGGCTGAAAAATGGATTCAGAGCGCGATCAAGAAGCCCGGTGCCCTGCGCTCAGCGCTTGGTGCCAAAAAAGGCGAGCCGATTCCTGCCAAGAAGTTGGCAGCGGCAGCTAAAAAGCCGGGCAAGATGGGCCAACGTGCACGACTGGCACAAACGCTTAAAGGTATGAAATGACCACATCGGGGCTTACCACTTTTAACCTTGACCTCAACGAAGTAGTTGAGGAAGCGTTTGAGCGGGCGGGCTCCGAACTTCGCACGGGCTATGACTTGCGCACGGCCCGTCGGTCGCTTAACTTGTTGTTTGCTGACTGGGCCAACCGTGGCATCAATATGTGGACGTTTGAGCAGCAGACGATCACCCTTGTAGCAGGACAGCCGACCTATGCGCTACCTGACGACACGGTGGATTTGTTGGAGCATGTCATCCGCACCAACGCCAATGTGACCAACAATCAGGCCGACCTGACCATTACGCGTATCAGTGTTTCTACCTACGCCACCATCCCCAACAAGCTGATTCAGGGCCGTCCCATCCAAGTCTGGGTGCAGCGGCTGACTGGAAGTAGCTCCGTGTTGCCGGGAACCGTGCAGGCAACCATTGGCGCGACGGATACCACGATACCTATCACATCGCTGTCTGGGGTGCCGACAGCCGGATTCATCACGATCGGCTCCGAACTGATTGCCTACAACGAGACGACCCCAGCAAGCGGCTCAACGCCCGCATACTTGCTCAACTGCTGCCGTGGGCAGGACGGGACGACTGCGGCCAGCCATAGCACTGGGGCGGCAATCTCGCTGAACCAGAAGAACAGCATCACCGTCTGGCCAACACCAGACCCCGGCACGACCTATCAGTTTGTGTACTGGCGCATGCGCCGCATGTATGACGCTGGCAGTGGCTCCAAGACAATGGACGTGCCGTTTCGCTTCCTGCCCTGCCTTGTTGCAGGACTGGCGTATTACGTGGCGCTGAAGGTGCCCGATGGGTTGAATCGCCTTGACGTGCTCAAGTCGCAGTATGACGAGGCATGGCAACTGGCTGCTGGAGAGGATCAAGAGAAGGCTTCTGTGCGCTTTGTGCCACGGCAGCAGTTCATTGGAAGCGGTACTTAAATGGGAAACCGGTTTTCGTCCGGCAAGAACGCCATTGCGGAATGCGACCGCTGTGGGTTTCGGTTCAAGCTGCACGAATTACGCAAGGAAATCATCAAGACCAAGAACTACAATCTCTTGGTCTGCCGGATATGCTGGGACCCAGACCAGCCCCAGTTGCAACTGGGCATGTACCCGGTGGATGACCCACAAGGGGTGCGCGATCCGCGCCCCGATTTGAGCTACTATCAATCTGGCAACACAGGGTTGCAGATTGTTTTGACAAACGGCTCCGGCAAAGATGCTGCGGGCTTACCGTCAGAGGGTAGCAGGGTATTCCAGTGGGGCTGGAACCCGGTTGGTGGGTCGAGAAGTTTTGATGACCCGTTGACGCCAAACTACTTGGTGTTGAACGTGGAAATTGGTACAGTAACGGTGGCAACGACATAAGGAGTCGATCATGGACACGAAGACAGTAAAGAAAATCGCCGACACGGAAGTGAAGGCTCACGAGCGCCGTATGCACCCCGGTGCCAAGAAGATGGCTGCTGGCGGCGTAACTAGCAAGGCAATGATGCAAATGGGCCGCAATATGGCTCGTGTTGCCAACCAACGCTCTACCGGTCGCGGAGGCTAATCATGGCAAAAATCAACAACCTGCCCGCTTCGGCGTATGCCAAGCCGCACACAATGAGCGGCAAAGCGGTCAAGATTTCCGACAACCCCGGTGGCGTGCCCAACAAAGAGTACCTGCGTAATGCGAACGTCTCTGTGGCCAACTCGCGCAGCAATGACTACCCCGGCACCAAAACTAGCGGTATCAAGATTCGCGGCACTGGTGCAGCTACCAAAGGTGTGATGGCACGAGGCCCGATGGCATGAACTACTCTGAGCTTTCGTCGGCGATACAGACATACACGGAAAACAATTTTCCGACGATTACCCTTGCGGACTCGTCTACTGTATCTTCGACGGCTCAGATTAACCGGTTCATTGAGCAGGCCGAGCAACGCATCTACAACTCGGTGCAGTTTCCCTCGTTGCGCAAAAACGTGACGGGGACGATTACGGCCAACAACAAGTACCTGTCTTGCCCGGATGATTTCTTGGCACCGTACTCCTTGGCCGTGTACCCATACGGTGGTGGGGATTACAGCTACCTGCTCAACAAGGATGTCAACTTCGTGCGCGAGGCATACCCCAGCCCCACCGATACTGGCACACCCAAGTACTACGCGCTGTTTGGCCCCACAGTTAGCGGCTCCACAATTTCCAACGAACTGAGCTTTATCCTTGGCCCAACGCCGGATGCCGCCTACTCCGCAGAGCTTCACTATTACTACTATCCCGAGTCGATCACTACGGCCACGACAACTTGGCTGGGCGACAACTTCGACACCGTGCTGCTGTACGGTGCGCTGGTGGAGGCGTACACCTTCATGAAAGGTGAGCAGGACTTGATCTCGCTGTATGACGGCAAGTACAAGGAAGCCCTTGGACTGGCCAAACGTCTGGGCGATGGTATGGAGCGTCAAGACGCCTACCGCTCTGGGCAGTACCGACAAAGGGTGACCTAACATGGCACTTACCCAAGGCGCTACCAACACGTTCAAGACTGGCTTGGCGTCGGGCACGTTCAACTTCAACACGGACACATTCAAGATTGCCCTGTACACCGGGGCGGCTAGTTTGGATGCGACGACGGGCTCGTACACCAGCAGCGGGGAAGTCTCTGCTTCAGGCTACACCGCAGGCGGCGAGGTACTGACTGTCACCACAACGCCGACCACCGGGAACACGGGGACAGTCGCCTACGTGTCCTTTGCCAACGTGAGTTGGACTTCCACGCTTACGGCGCGGGGAGCTTTGATCTATAAAGACGGCGGCAGCAATCCGACCGTTTGTGTCTTGGACTTTGGTTCGGACAAGACATCGACCGCAACTTTTACTGTTCAGTTCCCCACCGCAAACAACACGGATGCGATAATCCGCATAGCATAGGATTTAATATGGCACTTGTCACTACCACCAAAGGCGATATGGACGATTCCCAGCTTGAAAAGCGGGAAGGTACAGTCGATAATGACAACGAGTTAACAACATGGGTTGAGTACTGGTTGGATGGGGAGCTTGTTCACAGGTCTGCCCATGTTATTTTGAAAAAAATGCCGACCTTTGCGGGTGGCGAAGCTGCTTCTTTTTAAGGAAATATCATGGCAAATACTCAATCAATGTGCACATCGTTCCTTGGTGAACTGATGTTGGGTCAGCACCAACTGGGCGCTTCTACCATTACTTCGCGTGGCAGCTTGACTTCGCCTACTACTGACACCGTGAAAGCGGCGCTGTACTTGGCTTCGGCTACCCTGAACGCCAGCACCACAGCATATTCTGCTACCGGCGAAGTTACCGGTACTGGTTATACGGCTGGCGGTGTTACGGTAACCAACGCTACGGCACCCACATCTACCAACTCGTCTACCACGGCTGGTGTAGGTTACTGGACTCCTTCTGCATCAATCAGCTACACGACCGTTACGCTGACCACTGCATTTGACACGGTTCTGATCTACAACTCTACCCAGAGCAACAAGGCTATCAGCGTTCACACGTTTGGTTCGCAGACTATTACGTCTGGAACTTTTACGCTGACAATGCCTTCTAACACCACGACTACTGCGCTGATTCGTCTAGCGACAACCTAAGCGGAGGCGGCGTATGCCGTAAACCATGTTTGGTATATCCGCGTTTTCAGCCGCCCCCTTTTCTAGTCTTAGCGAGGGGGCATCGGTAACTGTTGCCCTTACGGGCGTATCAGCTACAGGCTCTGTTGGAAATGTTACCGATAGCAGAACTATTGCTCTGGTAGGCGTAGTTGCGGCTGGAGCAGTTGGCACTACTACTGCCAACAACACAACCTCCCTATCTGGAGTCACAGCTTCAGGCGCAGTAGGCACAGTCTCTGTAGCCGGAAGAAGCTTTGCGCTTACTGGCGTTTCCGCAGCGGGAAATGTTGGCACTGTTTCAGATGCAACCACTATCTCTATATCTGGAGTAGTTGCGTCCGGCTTGGTGGGCACAGTAGCCCCGAGCATATCTACTGCGATCACAGGCGTTTCTGCATCAGGGCTTGTAGGAAATGTAACGCCAAGCAAATCTGTTTCTATAACGGGCGTTGCAGCTTCTGGCTTGGTTGGGTCAGTAACTAAATCAACAAATATTGCGCTAACAGGAACTGAGGCGCAAGCTACCGTTGGTGGTGTTTCTGAAGAAAACACGCCTGAAATACAAGAAGTCCACGCTGACTGCTATGTTGGCACAGTCGACGCCGGGTTAGTTATTGCCCTTAGCGGCGTAACGGCAAGCGGGACTGTTGGGGATATTGTATTTGGCAATCCAATCTATCTTACCAGCGTAACCGCAAATGGGGATGTTGGCACAGTCTCTGTAGATGAGCGGTTTATTGCAATAACTGGTGTGTCCGCTAGTGGTGGTGTTGGGACAATTACTTCCAATATTACAACTAATATATCTGGGGTTCAGGCTTCTGGTAATACTGGGTTTGTATCTGTTGCAGCGCGTTCTTTAGTTTTAACCGGCAATAGCGCAACTGGTGGCGTTGGAACCATAATTCCTACAGAGCGCATTTTTACTCTGTCTGGCGTTTCTGCTTCTGGTAGTGTTGGCACAGTCAGTTCAAACATAACCGTTGCCATCACCGGGGTTTCTGCTCAAGGCAGTGTTGGCAATGTTGTGCAAGGGAAGGCGTATAGCATTACAGGTGTTACTGCATCCGGTAACGTAGGCACGGTTTCTGCCAGTGAATCTGAATCAAGTATAGGTGTTGCTGCGCAAGGAGCCGTGGGGACTGCTGCGCCTAGTTTGAATATTGCCTTGACCGGCGTTTCCGCGTCTGGCGCTGTTGGAAATGTTGGGCAGGGACAGGCATATGGAATTACAGGCGTTTCTGCTGCTGGAAACCTTGGCAGTGTTAGTGTTGGGGCTAGGACATTTGCGCTTACTGGTGTGCAGGCAAACGGGTTTGTTGGCACAATTATTCCGGTCAACTGGCTAATAATAGATGACAGCCAGACCGCAAACTGGCAAAATATATCTGACGCGCAGACGGCAGCATGGACTGCTATTTCAAATGCTCAATCCTCAAGCTGGTCAGAAATCAGCAACGCGCAGACACCTAGCTGGTCTACAATCCAAGACGATCAGGCCCCAAACTGGGTGTTGATTGACAATTCACCGTAGAGGCATAAATGGCTCTTGTACTAGCAGATCGGGTTAAAGAAACTACCACTACGACTGGTACGGGTACTGTTACGCTCCTTGGAGCTTCCACAGGCTATCAGTCTTTTGCGGCGATAGGCAACGCCAATACAACGTACTACACAATTGCAGGACAAACTACCTCTGAGTGGGAAGTTGGCATTGGTACATATACATCTTCGGGGACAACCCTATCCCGTGATACTGTGCTGGCTTCCAGCAACAGCGGCTCGCTTGTTACATTTTCAGCCGGAACCAAGGATGTATTTGTCACCTACCCGGCAGGGCGCTCAGTCTATGCCAATGGCACGGTACTTACAGCATCCAATAGCTCCATCTTACCTGCCACCAGTGGCGGTACAGGGCTTAGTTCCCCCGGTACAGCCGGTAATGTTTTAACGTCCAACGGATCAGCTTGGACTTCTTCTGCTCCAAGTGGCAGCGCATATACCCGGACATCATTTACAGCTACGGCGGGACAGACAGCATTTACGGTAACCTATGCGGTGGGCTATCTCCAAGTCTATGTAAACGGTGTTTTGCTGGCTACTTCGGATTACACTGCTACCAGCGGCACGGGTTTTACCCTTGGAGTTGCCTGTTCGGTAGGCGACATCGTAGAGGCATTGGTCATCACAACCTCGGTAGTTGGCGTAACCACTGGCAAAAGCATCGCAATGGCACTTATTTTCGGGTATTGAGGAACAAGCATGGCAAATCCAAATATAGTCAACGTAAGCGCGATTTACGGCACCACAACCTACTACACGCCGACCGGAACGACTGCGGTGGTCTTGGTAGCCAATGCTGCCGCTTCAAATACTGTCTACAAAATTGACAATGTGGTTGCTGCAAACGTAACCGGCACCACTGCTAACGCCACGGTATCCATCTATACCAATGGTGCTGTTGCACAGGGTTCTGCGCCATCCGGCGGTACGGCATACCCAATCATCTACCAAGTCCCTGTTCCAGCCAACGCGGCTGTTGTGGTGGTGGATAAAAGCACGGCGTTTTACTTGCAAGAAGGTACGTCTATTTCCATTACATCTGGTACTGCCAACGCTATTACCTTTACAACGTCTTACGAGGCGATCAGCTAATGTCTACTCGCTACAAGGGTTCGCTCCTATCCTCCACTGCTGCTACATCGTCTAGCACGGCAGCGGTTGGGCTTTGGAAACAAACCGAAGTAGCGCAGCTTATTGGCTCTGCTTGGTATGTCAATGATCCTAGCTGGTCTAGCGTTGCTATGCTGCTTCATGGTGATGGTACGGGCGGCACACAAAACAACACTGTTGTTGATAGCAGCGCCAATGCAATTGCAATAACCAGAAACAGTACCGCTACTCAAGGCACAGTAAGCCCCTTTGGCTCGACGGCTCCTTACACAACTACTAATGGCGCTAGCGGCTTCTTTAACGGCACTTCAGACTATCTTACCGTCACAGCCAACACGGTATTTAGCTTTACCACTGGTGACTTCACATGGGAGTGCTGGCTTTACCCCACCGCTTTTGGTGCGGCTGCTGGGTCAACGATTGACTTTTGGAGCAATGCCAGCGGCTCTTATATTGTTGGTCAATGTCAACTGCAAGTAAACACGACTGGTACGGTTCAGTTTTATTACGCTACTACTACCTCTGCTTTTACAAGCATAGTAACAACGACAACCCTGTCTTTGAACACTTGGGCTCACATAGCTGTTGTTCGTTCAGGCTCTGGTACTGGCAACCTTAAGATTTACATCAACGGAGTTTCCAGCGCAACAAGCGCGGGTGCGGTAACGCAAAACATGGGCAGCACCGGAACGGGGTCAATTGGTAGGCAAACCAATATCACTGCTACGTCTTATTTCTTCACGGGCTATATTTCAAACGTTCGGGTTGTCAAAGGTGTAGCTGTCTATACCGGAGCTTTCACTGTACCAACATCACCCCTTGCGTCAACCCAAAGCGCAGGGACAAATATTTCTGCCATCACCGGAACCCAAACATCATTATTGCTTAGCTTTACCAATGCCAACGTAATTGATAACGCAATGCAAAGCGACTTGGTTACCGCCGGTAGCGCACAGATTTCTGGTGCGTATAAGTATGGCACTGGCTCGGTGTACTTTAACGGAACAAATAGTTATTTGCTTAACAGCAATACTGCAACCGGCGCTTTTGGTTCTAGCGATTTTACGGTTGAGTTTTGGTTGCTTGCAAATGCATTGCCTTCAGTATCAGCGCAACTATATGACACGCGACCAGCCTCAACAAATGGCTTGTATACGTTAATTTATTTAAGCAGCGACGGCACTATTCGTTTGTATGTTAGCTCTGCCGATAGGATAACAAGCACTGCTATATCTGTTGGCACTTGGTACCATGTTGCAGTTTGCAAAAGTAGTGGCTCAACCCGCATGTTTATTAACGGCGTACAAGCAGGCTCTACCTATACAGACGCTAACACATATATTTCTTCGTATAGTTTTATTGGGGCGTCTTATTCTGGTGCGGCGTCAGTATCAAACTTCTTCAATGGCTTTATTGATGATTTCCGCATTACCAAAGGTGTTGCTAGGTACACAGCAACCTTTACGCCGCCCCAGCAAGCGTTCCCTAACCAGTAAAAACTGCCATGAGCATCCCACGCAACCTATCATTTTTTGCTCAAGATACCAGCACCACTGGTGCCGTTATCCCACGGGTATTGGCAAGCACTGCAAATAGTGCAACACCTACGCTGAACACCGATAACTACGACATGATGGTAATCACGGGCCAAACCGTAGCCATTACATCGTTCACCACCAACCTTACCGGCACACCCACAAACGGGCAGAAGCTGTGGATTTCGATCACGGGTACCGGCGCCATCGCCATCACTTGGGGCGCGTCGTTTGAATCATCCACAGTAACTTTGCCAACAACAACGGTCACCACGGCGCGCTTGGACGTGGGTTTTGTTTGGAACGTGGCGACCAGCAAATGGCGTTGCGTAGCATCTGCGTAAGGGGCGTAGCATGGTAAGCATTGAGTTTGAATTTGAAACCCAATACGGCACGTTTCGTGATGCCTTAGTACTGCCTGATGACCACGGCTTTAGTGACGCCGAGCTTGATGCTATGAAACAGCAGCGTCTGGATAACTGGATTGCTCGTGTTACACCCCCCGCCGAGGAATAAAGCATGGCAAATCGTTATTGGGTCGGCGGGGCTGGTATATGGAACACTACTGCTACAACTCATTGGAGCGCTACTTCAGGTGGTGCTAGTGGCGCATCTGTCCCTACCGCAGCAGATTCCGTTTTCTTCGATCAAGCAGCAACCTATACAGTAACTTGTACTGGGGCGTTGACTTGCCTCGATTTCACAGTATCCGCAGGAACAGTTACTTTTACGGATGGTACAACACCTACTTTCGCCATAAGCGGAAGCATGAGTTTAGTCGCTGCAACTGTTTGGAACAGCGTAGTGGTAGTTACATTTAATGCCACATCTACAGGAAAAACTATTACAACCAACGGTGTTGTTTTTAATGGAACTGTTATTTTTAATGGGGTCGGAGGGGGGTGGACGCTCGGTAGTGCATTCAACCCTGCATCCGTTACGTTTACCAATGGTACTTTTAGCACTGGTAACTTTGCTTTAAGCTCACAACTTCATATTACAAATTCGGGCACTGGAACAAACTCGGTTTCTTTGGGTAGCTCGGCAGTAACCGTTGTTACTAATTGGGAATTTTCAAATACAACTGGGCTAACTTTTAACGCTGGAACGTCAACAATATCTTTAGCAGTAAATAGAACTTTTAATGGTGGTGGGTTAACTTACAGTACGTTGAGTGCCCCGTCTTTAGGTAGTGGGTCGCTTACGATTAACGGCGCCAATACTTTCACTAACTTTTCTGCTTCTGGAGCTACTGGTGGAACTTTATTAAACATTTCGTTTAGCGCAGACCAAACTGTTACGGGAACTCTTACTGCAACTGGCACATCCACTAATAACAGATTGTTTTTGCGATCTAGCGCTATTGGTACTCCAAGAACATTTACTGTTGCCGCAATATCTTTATCCAATGTGGATTTCCGTGATATTACCGCAGCAGGTGCAGCGGGAACTTGGTCTGGCACTTCATTTGGTGACTGTGGGGGTAATACAAATATCACTTTCCCAGCCGCAAAAACAGTTTATTGGAATCTTGCTGGCGCACAAAACTGGTCGGCAACTGGCTGGGCTACATCATCGGGTGGTGCACCCGCCGCTGCTAACTTTCCATTGCCGCAAGATACTGCTGTTTTTGACAATACAGGCAGCGTAACTGGAACCATAACAATTAATAGGGCGTGGAACTTAGGAACAGTTAATATGTCTGCGAGAACGACCGCAATGACATTTTCAACTGGTTCGGTGCCAATTGTTTATGGATCATGGTTTAACGGCAGTGGTGTTACTCCTAGTGGAACTGGTGATATTACTTTCTCTGGCAGAACTACGCAGCAATTAACAAGTGCGGGTAAAACATTTACGCAGTCAATTGCAGTTGATAACTTATCTGGAATAGTCCAATGCAATGATGCTTTAACGCTAGATGTAACTAGGTCGTTAACGATCTACTCCGGTACATTAAAACTGTTTGCAGGGGTTACAAGTACGGTAGGTTCTTTTGCCACATCAGGCACAACCCTAAAGTATTTACAAAGTACCACTGCGGGAACACAAGCGACCATATCTGATGCAAGCGGCACTAATTCTGTAACCTATCTTTATATCAAAGACTCCAATGCAACTGGTGGGGCAACTTGGAGTGCTTCTGGTACAGGTAACGTAAATGCTGGTAATAATACTGGGTGGACTGGGCTACCTGCTTCAACTACCGGCAATTTCTTTTTTATGTTCAACTAGCTAAAATCGTGGAACAACCCCACAGTAAGGAAACCTTATGGCAGTCAACTACACAACCAACCTGTCCCTCGGTCAGCCGGTAACCGGCACGGAGTCCGGCACTTGGGGCGATGACGTGAACAACGCTGTCACGTCCTACTTGGACATCGCCATCTCGGGCTCACTAGCGCTCACCTCGGCGTCTTTCACGGCCAACGCACTGACACTTACCAATACGCAGGGCACAAGTTCGGCTACCAACATTGGTGCTACCACGGCGCAGTACTACGCGCTCAGGGTAAGTTCTTTGGCTGCAAACGTGACCATCACAGCGCCCAGCGTGAGCAAAGTCTATTTGGTAGTCAACTCGGACTCGACCTACTCGGCCACCGTTAAGGCGTCTGGGCAGTCTGGGGTTGCTGTTGCTGCTGGCGAAAAAGCTCTTGTGTATTTCAACGGCACGGACTACATCAAAGTCGCGTCTACTGTAATCACAAACCTGACAGGCACACTTGCGGCCACCAACGGCGGAACAGGACAGTCCAGCTATGCAGTTGGTGATCTAGTGTACGCCTCCACTACTACGGCTCTGTCCAAGCTGGCTGATGTAGCCACGGGTAACGCCCTCATTTCTGGTGGAGTGGGCGTTGCGCCCAGCTACGGCAAAATCGGCTTAACCACCCATGTTTCAGGCACATTGCCTATCGCCAACGGCGGAACCAACTCCACTGCAACGCCAACCAACGGTGGTATCACCTACGGAACGGGAACAGCCCAAGCATATTCCGCCGCCGGTACTTCAGGTCAAATCCTAACCAGCGCTGGCGCAGCAGCACCTACATGGAGCGCCGTCACTGGCACTGGCTCGGTGGTTAAGGCTACAAGCCCAACGATTGCTACGGCAACGCTGACTGGCGCTAGCACTATTCAAGGGTTGACCGTTGGTCTTGGCGCAGGCGCAGTGTCCACCAACACCGCGTTTGGTACATCTGCATTAGCAGCAAACTCCAGCGGAGATTTGAATGTTGCTGTTGGATACGAAGCGCTGCTTTCTAATGGCACTGGGCAAAACCAAGTTGCTGTAGGGTATGGCGCGTTAAGGCTCGCCACCTCTGGTAGATATAGTGTTGCCGTTGGATTTGCCACGCTTGTAACTGCCACAACTGCTGAAAACAATGTTGCTGTTGGGGCTTTTGCGTTAAATAATGCTACGGGCGGTACTAACACCGCTATTGGGGATACGGCACTTTCTGGCGTCACCTCTGGACAGGGGAATACGGCCCTTGGGTATATTTCGGGCAGTCAAATTACCACCGGCTCTTATAACGTAGTGCTTGGTGGCTACAACGGCGCTACCGCCCCTATTTCTGGAACAGGTAGCAACTGGATTGTTCTTAGTGATGGCGCGGGTAATGTCCGGCAAGCTATTGATTCCGCAGGTAACGCTACGTTTGGCACAGGTGCTGTGGTGGTCTACGCTCCAGCCCCTGCGTCAATTAGCACCACTGCTACCCTGACCAACGCCAACCTGCAAGCGCAGCTTATCAATACAACCGGTACTTCCTACACGGTGACCATGCCTACGGGCAGCACACTGGACACCTTGGTTACTTGGTACAAAGTTGATACTGGTTTTGACTTCTCAATCATTAACACGGCTTCCGGCACGGTTACGTTGGCTGTAAATACAGGCGTGACAAATTTGGGTGCGCTAGGAGTTGGCTCTGGTAATTCGGCTAGGTTCCGTATTCGCCGTACCGCTGCCAGCACCTACGTGATCTACCGTATTACTTAATGGGCAAGTAGTCATGATCGACCCGATCACCGCTTTCGCTACGGCCCAAGCGGCGGTCAAGGGGGTAAAAGCCGCCATTGCACTGGGCAAAGACATACAGGCAGTCTCTGGCGACTTGATGAAGTTTTTCGAGGCCAAGGACGTAGTACAGAAAGCTGCGTCCAAGCCAAAGAGCAGTTTTGCCAAGTCGGACACGGCGCAGGCGTTTGAGATTGTGATGCAGGCCAAGCATCTTGCAGATGCAGAGCGGGAGTTGAACAACTACTTTGTTATGTCGGGTAACGCCGACCTCTGGCAGCAGTTGCTGATTGAGCGCAACAGGATCATCCAAGACCGCAAGGCGCAGGAGATACTGGACGAGAAGAACGCCAAAAAGAAAAAGGAAGAGATGGAAGACTTCCTGACTTGGTTGATAGCCGGGGCGTTGGTGATTTTGCTGTTGAGTATGTGTTACTGGTGGCTGACACTTTTGATGGAGAAATAGATGATTCCTTTAGTTGCATCCCTGCTGGGTACGCTGGCCGAAAACGGCCTTGGGCTGCTGTCTTCCGCCATCCAAGCCAAGGGCAAGGAAGTAGTCGAAAGCACCTTTGGCGTAAAAATCCCTGACGCTCCCACCCCTGAAGACGTGGCCAAGCTGCGCCAACTTCAGTACGACCACGAAGAGCGCTTGATCGAACTGGGCATCCAGAAAGCCAAGCAGGACTTGGAAACCCTAAAGGTTTTTGCCCAAGCCGCCCAGAACGAGGACAACAACGTCTCTGACCGTTGGAAAGCAGACATGTCGTCCGACTCTTGGCTGTCCAAAAACATCCGCCCCTTGAGCCTTGTGGCCATTTTTGTGGGCTACTTTCTGTTCGCCATGATGTCGGCCTTTGGTCTAAACGCCAACCAGTCTTACGTCACCCTGCTTGGAAACTGGGGTATGCTGATAATGAGTGCGTACTTTGGCGGCAGGACGATTGAGAAACTGGCCGAAATGAGGAGCCCAAAATGAGCCTTAGCCAAGAGCAAGCAGCGTTCCTGCTGGATATGTGCAAGCTGATTCAGCACGCCACCGAGCAAGGTTTTGTGGTCACTGGCGGGGAGTTGGCCCGTACCCCGGAGCAGCAGGCTATATACTTCAAAACAGGGCGCTCCAAGACGATGGACTCCATCCACCTGAAAAGGTGCGCCATTGACTTGAACTTCTTCAAGGACGGGAAGATAATCTGGGACAAGGCCGTCCTTGCTCCGTTGGGGGCATACTGGGAGTCGCTGAACCCCAAAAACCGTTGGGGCGGCAATTTCAAGTCCTTGGTGGATTGCCCGCATTTTGAGAGAAATGTCTAAGGACAAACGATGCCGCTACAGAAACTGACGCTCAAGCCGGGGGTTAACCGGGAAAACACTCGGTACACCAACGAAGGCGGTTGGTACGAGTCCGACAAGGTGCGGTTTCGCCAAGGCACGCCCGAGAAAATCGGCGGCTGGTTGCGTATTTCTGCAAACACATTTGCAGGCTATTGCCGCTCTTTGTGGAACTGGGTGACTTTGGCAGGGCAGAATCTGCTTGGTGTCGGCACTTCAGTTAAGTTCTATATTGAAAACGGCGGCGCATACTACGACATTACCCCCATCCGCGCAGAAAACACACTGACCAATCCGTTTACCACTGACACAGCTACTAACGCTGGCGGTTATACAACGGTAACGGTAACAGCAACTGCGGGCTTTGCCAATGGCGATTACGTCACTTTTTACGGCGGCTCGGCGGTTGGTGGTGTTACGGTATCCGGTGAGTACCAGCTTACCTATTTAACTGCGGTTACATACACAATCCAAGTTTCCGGTACTGCGTCCTCAAACGCGACTGGCGGCGGCACTGTTTACGCTGTCTACCAAGTCACCACAGGTTCTGCTACGTATGTTCCCGTAGTTGGGTGGGGCGCAAGCACTTGGGGTAATGGTGTTTGGGGTGTTGGCGGGACTGTTACACCTTCTAATGCGGGTATCCGTATTTGGAACCAAACTAACTGGGGCCAAAACCTTATATATGGCCCGCGTGGATTTCCTTTGTACTACTGGGATGCAGCCATAGGGTACCAAAACACAACGGTAACGATGACAATCGCATCTCCATGCGTTGTCACATGCAGCCTTGGCTTGCTTGACGGGACTCCAATTACGCTTTCTACAACCGGCGCACTACCAACGGGGTTGTTGCCGGGGACTACGTACTACGTCAAGTATTTAACTGCCAGCACGTTCAACCTTGCAGCGACTTCTGGCGGAGCAGCGATTAACACATCGGGTACGCAGTCAGGCACGCAGTCTGTTTCTCCGCGTGGCGTATTGCTGTCCAGCCTTGCTGGGTCTGATGGTTATTGCCCGCTGTACCAAAATACCTTTACCGTATCTGATGCCAGCCGGTTCTTGATCGTGTTTGGCACGAATGACTACGGTAGCACTACGTTAGACCCCATGCTGATTCGCTGGTCGGATCAGGAGTCTTTGACCACATGGTACCCAGCAATTACCAATCAGGCGGGTAGTGTTCGCCTGTCGCATGGTTCCGAAATCGTTACCACTTTACAAAGCCGCCAAGAAATCGTGGTGTGGACGGATTCATCCCTGTATTCCCTGCAATACCTCGGCCCGCCCTACGTGTGGGGTACACAGCTTCTTGCAGACAATGTATCCATCATTGGCCCCAATGCCGCTGTCATGGCTTCTGGCGTCAGCTACTGGATGGGTGTGGACAAGTTCTACAAATACGACGGACGGGTTCAAACCCTGCGCTGTGACCTGCGCCAGTACATCTACAGCGACATAAATTTAGCGCAGGCGGAGCAGGTATTTGGCAGCACCAACGAAGGCTTCAACGAGGTTTGGTGGTTCTACTGCTCATCAACCAGTAGTACGATAGATAAGTACGTTATCTACAACTATGTCGAAGATATTTGGCAGTATGGTTCGATGGCACGCACAGCTTGGTTGGACTCCGGCCTGCGCGATTACCCGCTTGCCGCCACTTACAGCAACAATATCGTTGAGCACGAAAACGGCGTGGACGACGGAACGCTGTCTCCAGCGACGGCCATTGAGGCATCCATCACATCTTCCCAATACGACATTGGGGACGGGCACAACTTTGCGTTTGTGTACCGCATGCTGCCTGACCTGACTTTCCGTGGATCGACTGGCGGCACAACGCCCGCTGTCACCATGTACCTGCAAGGGCTGAATAACTCCGGCTCGGGCATCACTCAGTCTGGCAATGCTGGTGTTACATACAACGGCCCGGCCCCCTCGGTCATCAACGTCGATGAGTTCACGGGGCAGGTGTACATCCGTATCCGTGGTCGCCAAATGCAAATGAAAATTACCTCCAACACACTCGGCACGCAGTGGCAGCTTGGCGCTCCCCGTATCGACATCAGGCCGGACGGCAGACGCTAACATGGCACAGAAGAACGTAGTAGCCCCCAAATTTCCTGCGGCGATAGGGGATAAGTATGACCCCGCTCTTATAAATCAGATAACAAACATATTGCGGCTGTACTTTAACCAGCTAGACAATCCGGGGCCAATGGTAGGAAGCACCCAAGTAAACGGCACAGATATTGTTTCCGGACTTAGTTTTTTCCCCACGGGGAACTCAACAACCCCCAGCCTGCCAACGGAAGCAAATTTAGCCAATTTGCGGGTGGGGGATATATACTATGACACATCGGCTAACAACGTTTTGAAAGTAAAAACATGAGCCTTCACGCACTTGCACACAACATGGCAGCGCAAGGTCGCGGCCCGGACTCTACCCTCGTCCATATGTCGCCTCGTGAAGTTCACGGGCTGCAAGCTTTGGCGATGGCCAACGGCGGAACGCTGACAATCAACCCCCAGACTGGCCTGCCCGAAGCAGGCTTCTTGGACAGCATCCTACCGGCAATTGCCGGTTTTGCGCTTAATACTTTTGCGCCGGGGTTGGGCGAGACAGTGGGTGGCATCTTTGGTCTGGGCGGTGCAGCAGGCACGGGTATTGCAATTGGCGGAGCCACCGCGCTGGCTTCTGGCGATTTGAGCAAAGGCCTCATGGCCGGGCTGGGTGCGTATGGTGGGGCGGGGTTGGGTAGCTCTTTGTTGGGTGCAGGCGACAACGCACTGCAAGCAGCGGCATCGCCGGGTGCCGGGCACGGCGCGTATTTGCCCGCAGCAGAAGCTGCGCCCGCTTCGACGCTTGAGCGTGTAAAGGCTGGCATGAGCGCTGTCGGTGACGCTCCCAAAGATTTCATGAAGAGCAATCTGATGAACCTTGGCTTTGCCGCAGCCCCGGCAATCTCCGGTGCGCTTGAGGAAGACTCCCCCAACTATCCAAAACCCCATCCGGGCTACATTCGGGTGTTTAAGACTGACCCAGTGACAGGCCGTTCGTATCAGACCGAGGCGGTCAAAGCCGACGAGTGGGGCGGCAGACCCGCAATTGAATGGGGCGGCGTTCCTCCGACTGCCTACGGCGCTGCTGGCGGTTTGATGCAGCACTACGATACTGGCGGCACAACTTCGGTAGGCGTACCTGTCTGGGGTGGCGTAGGCGAGGCGGAACTTCCAGAAACAACACCGGAATACCGGGCGCTATCGGACTCTGAAAAAGTGCAGCGCTACTTGATGGGCGAGGGGCCAAACCCATTCCTGTTCTACCACAAAGCACCTGACCCAATTAAAAAAGCCGAAGAAGCCACCAAAGATATTGCCAAGGTGGTGGAAGAGCAAAAGCGCGGCGGCAGCGGCATGAGCCTAGAAGAGCGGGAAGCCAAAAACGACCCCAAGGCTTGGGCAAACTTGTCGGATTCGGAGAAGGCAGATTATTTTGCCAACCCAAACTCCACCATTTTTGGCATCCCTGCGCTAGACATTCAAGAGAAATTCCAGAACTATTGGGCCTCATCGCCTTTTGGAATGGCTCAAAACTACTTTGCCCCCGGAGAACAAGCCAGAGCCGCAAACATTACCAACGCGGCCCGGATGCAGATGGCTTTGCAAAACTCAGCCAACACGGGTGCAAACTTAGACAACGGACTTGCCACAGTTCGTCAGAATCCTTTTGACACACAAAAAGCTTTTATTCCCGCAGACTCCAGTGCCGATGCGTTGGACGCAGGAATGCGGGCGGAACAACAAAATGCCACTAGGTATGGCGAAGGTCGTGAAGGAACAGTGTCAAGCGGCACCTTGTCTGAGCATGTAAATCAGCAAGATAGAGCAAACGAGCGAGACAGTGGTGGCGAAGCCCGTGGCGGTTTGCTTGATTCTCGTTACGCGGGCGGCGGAACTACCGGTGGTGGAAGCCTTGACCTGCATGTCCCAATCAACATTGGTGGGGGTGGCGGTGGCGGTGGCGGTGGTGGTGGTGGCTTTGGCGGTGGGCAGTATCAGCCTTTTGGCCAAGGTGGTGACGACTTTGGTGGCGGCTTTGGCGGTAATTTTGCGGCTTTGGCTTCTCCGTTGGCTTCTCCGCAACAAGGTGGAATGCAGCCACCAGAACCCGACTTCTTGGGCCAACAACTGAACAGCCTGCCTAGCTACCAAGCTTTTCAAAAAGCCCAGAAAGACTTTGAAGGTAGTGACGAGTTCAAGAACTTCCAAAAGTACGCGCAGGAGTACCAACAGCAGCAAATGCAGCAGCAACAGCAGCAGGGACTTGACTACCGGTCGAATGCTTTTGGTGGCCCTAGGGGTGGTGTACGTCGTGGGTACGGGGCTAACATGGCAGCGGGCGGCATCACCGCGCTGGCTGACGGCGGCATGTACAACCTCGGCTCCTACTCTGATGGCGGTAGGCTGCTGCGCGGCCCCGGCGATGGTGTGTCCGACGACATTCCTGCAACTATAGGAGATAAACAGCCAGCACGTCTAGCTGATGGTGAGTTTGTGGTTCCGGCCCGCATTGTCTCCGAGTTGGGCAACGGCTCCACGGAAGCTGGCGCACGCAAGCTATACCAAATGATGGACAGGGTTCAGAAAGCCCGCCACAAGACCGTAGGCAAAGACAAAGTTGCGGCCAATACCCGCGCTGAAAAATACCTTCCCGCATAAGGAATAGATCATGGCTGACCAAACCGTAACAAACATACAAGGCTTTGCCCCGGTAATCGAACCTTACGCATCCAGCGTACTGGGCCAAGCCGCCAATCTTGCTGGCAAAAACTACCAAAGCTATGCTGACTGGGCTAAAGCAAAAGGGTTGTCTGGCGATCAAGTAGCTGCGTTCACCGATCTTCAAAAGCAGGCTTTTACTGGAGCCAAAAACCTCGACCAAAACCAATACTCTCAAGCTTCCGCCGCAGGTCTTCAAGGGCTGGCCCAAAAAGCTGGAGACCTGAACTACGCCCCGACGCAGTTTGCAAACCAATATCAAGCCCCCGCCGGATACCAAACAGGTCAGTTCAGCTACCAGCAAGCCCAAGCGCCGTCGTTGCAAAATTACCAGATGGGGCCAGCAGAGCGTGTAAAAACACAAAGCTTTACCCAGCCCGGTTCTGCCGATGCCTACATGTCCCCCTACATGCAGAATGTGGTGGACGTTCAAAAGCGCGAAGCACAACGCCAGTCCGGTATTCAAGGCGCTCAACAGCAAGCTCAAGCTGCGCAGGCTGGGGCTTTTGGCGGTGGTCGTGACGCCATCATGCGTGCTGAACGTGAGCGCAATCTTGGCCAGCAGATGAACGACATCCAAGCCACTGGCTCCCAAGCGGCATACCAGCAGGCCCAGCAGCAGTTCAACGCCGAACAAAACGCACGTCTGGCAGCGCAGCAAGCCAATCAACAGGCCGGTCTCACTGTGGGTGGTCAGAACTTGGCTGCAAACCTTGGCGTTCAACAGCTTGGCGCGGGACAAAACATGCAGGCACAGTTGGCCAACCAGCAAGCCGGGCTCACTACTCAGCAGCAACAAGAGCAGTCTCGTCAGTACGGCTACGGGCAGGGTATGAACTCCGCCGCGCTAAACGCCCAGTATGGGCTGGCTGCGCAGCAAGAAGCCGAACGTTCTCGTCAGTTTGGTGCTAACTACGGACTACAAGGTTTGCAAGCAGGCATGCAGGGCTACGGTGCTTTGGGCTCCCAAGGTCAGAACTTGTATGGCCAGACTACGGGTAACTTGCAACTGCAAAATGCGTTTGGTACGCAGCAACAGCAGCAAGGCCAGAACATGATTGACGTAAACCAGCAGAACTACGCCAACGAAATGAACTACCAGCCCCGGATGGTTAGCTGGATGTCGGACATTGTTAACCGCGCCCCGGTATCGAACCTAGGCTCGTACGGTTACACGTCGCCCCCGTCGCTTGTTAGTCAGGCAGCGGGGCTAGGCACGGCAGCAATTGGCGCTTCCAAGCTTTTTGGCAAAGCCAAGGGCGGTCAGATTAAACAGCGCGGTGCAGGTTTGGCCGACTTGGCCATGTACAAAATGAGCCGGGGGTAAGAAATGGACATCGGACAAGCCAATGATGTGATGGACAGCCTTGCGCTGATGCCTGATGCTTCGCTGCAACAATATGCGCAGATGCACAAAGACGACCCGTATGTGATGTCGCTGGCATTGAGCGAGAGCAACCGCCGCAAGAAAATCCGTGCCGCGCAGCAGGCGCAGGGTGGGCAGATGCCCCAGCCCAAGGTAGTCGATCAGGCAATCCAAGGCATCAACCCACCTCCGCCGCAACCGCAGCCCCCACAGGGCATGCCCCAAGGCGCACCGCAGCAACCCCCTCCTCAGCAACAATTGCCGGAGCAACAAGGCGTTGCGCAGTTGCCTGCGCCCAATATGCAGCAAATGGCTGACGGCGGTATTGTTGGGTACGCAGACGGCGGTGACGTTGAGTACAAGTATGTGCGCGATCCTTCCGGGCGCGTGGTGCGCGTTCCTGTTGATAAGTCCGAGAAGAAAGCTGGCCTTTTAGACTCGTTGAAAAGTTTGTGGGAATACTCAAATCGCAACGCAGCCAGTCCTGCGGTTGCGGCTCCTCCCCCGCCGCCTTCTGCACCCCCACCGCCTCCGGCAGCACCTTCGCCACAAGCAGCTAGTGCACCTCCGCCCCCACCACCGGCGGCACTAAATCGTCCGGGCCAAATGACTACGGCTAATGATCCGCGTGTAGCTGCGCTTAAAGCTCCCCCAACGGGCCCTGCGGCTGGCCCTGCTTCTACGGGCGGCGCAGGTATTGCTTCGTTGGTCACTGACCCGGCACAAGCGGCCAAACAACTGGCTGACATCCAAGCTGCGCAGAAAGTCGAAGTGCCGCCAGAGCTTCAAAGTAGGATTGATTCCTTTGGCGAAAAACGACGTAGCGCACTTGATGCAGAAGAAGCACAACGCCTGAAAGACATCGAGGCTGCTGGCACCGCTTTCTCCGATCGTGAAGCGCGTCTCAAAGAAAAGCAAGGCCGTATCGACGCGCAGGAAAAAGACCTTGGCGCAATGGCTTTGATGCAGGCTGGTTTTGCCATGATGAGCGGGACTTCCCCACACGCACTGGCCAACATTGGCGCTGGCGCTACTATCGGTATGAAGGCTTACCAAGAAGGTCTGGACAAGATCGAGAACGCCAAGGACAAACTGGACGATGCGTTTGGTCGTATCGAGGAGTTCCGTCGCAACGAGCAGATGATGAACGCCAAGGAAAAACGGAAGTACCTGCGTGATGTTGGCGACACTTTTGCCGAAGCCGAGAAAATGAGCGTCAGCGCAATCGAGAAAAGCTGGGGAGCCAGCCGGGATGATGCGCGTACTATTTACAGCGGCGTGTTGGCAAACAGTCGTGAGCTTGCAACACAGAAATTCCAAGCGGGCGAAAACGCAGCTAACCGGGCAAATACACTGGCTCAGACACGCCTTGCTGCGGAGCTACGTCCCAGCCCAACGGCTATGTACGAGTCGTTTGCTGATCCAAACAGTAAAGCCGCAAAAGGACTGGCCACTTACGCAGGAATAATGGGGCCAGAAGCCAAAGGGGAGCAGTCAATGATTAAGTACTGGAACTCTATGGAGGGCGGCTTAAAGCTCAACATGATGGCAAACTCCAAAGACCCAGACGAACGTGCCCGTGCTCAGGCTATTAAAGCCCAGCTTAAAGCCGCCAACCTACCCGGAGCAGTCCGCGTTCCAGACGCATTGCCTTAATGGCATAATTAAAGTACCCCCAGCAAGTTCGGCCTTGTTGGGGGGACGTGATTTCTAGCCGCACAATTTGGATGCATCATGCCTTTAGCGCTACCTTTACCAGACGGTCGTTTTGTGACTATTCGGGAGGGCGAAACGCCCGAACAAACATGGGCGCGAGCGCAAAAGATGTATCCAGATGCGTTTGCTGCAAAGCAGGCACCAGCAGCACCGTCCGGTTCGGGAAGCTGGCTTGGCGATGTCGCCACAGCATTCAAACAAGGCGCGGTAGGGTCAACAAAAGCGTTGACTGATGTCCTTGGCGCACAGAATGCGGCGTCTGCTTCGTTGGGCGCAACGTCCGAAGCGTTGCAAAAAGACTACTCCGCAGCACGGCAGGCCGAACTACAGGCCCAAGCCGATCGCATGAAACAGGCCGAAGCCTCTGGTAGTACGTGGGAAGAAATCAAAGCTGGCTTGAAAAATGTGGCCGAAGCGCCCGCACAAGCTGCTGCGCAAGGACTTGGCTCCCTTGTGCCCTACGTCCCCACAATGTTCCTTGGCCCCCTAGCGGGAGCGTTGCGGCTTGCTAGGCCCACGGTGGCTGCGCTGGAGTCAATCAGCAGCGCCGCGCCTAAAGTTCTTGGCACCGCGCAGGGCATGGGCACGGTTAAAGGTGCGGTGTACGACGCCGTTTTGCAGAAAGAAACCGAAGCTGGCGTGTCGCCCGAGGTGGCCAAACAAAAGGCAGAAGCCGCACAAGACTACTTTGGAAAGAACGCAGACCAGATATTGCTTGGCGGCGGGCTGGGGTATTTGGCCGGTAGCAGCGGCGTTGAGCGTCTACTGACTAAGCCGGGTGTTGCAGCCGCGCCACAGGGGCTTGCCCGTCGTATCGGTACGGCTGCTGGTGAGGAGTTTATTACTGAGGGCCCGCAAGGCGGGCAAGAGCGGCTTGCCGCAAACTTGGCACAACAGCGTGCCGGGTACGATGTCCCAACAATGCAGGGCGTCATTGGCGCAGGACTGCAAGAAGGACTGACAGGTGCGCTCACGGCAGGGCCGGTGGCAGCTTTGCGTGGGCCGCAGGCCGCAACTACCAAGACCCCCCAGCAGACAGAAGTCGAGCAAGCCCGTGCTGAGGAAGAGGCGCGGCTCCAGAAAGACCGGGAGTACAAGGCAAGCCCTGCCTACTTGCAAGACGTTGTTGCGCAGTACGAAGATTTGGCCCAGCAAAAGAAAGACTTGGTTGGCCAGAAGAAAAAAATTGAGAAGGGCTCCCTCACCGAGGACGCTGACAAGGCGTTCAACAAAGACATCGAGACCCAACTCAGTGCGCTGCAAAAGAAGATTAACCCGTTGGCCAAGGACTACTACCAAGCCAAGTCCTATGTCACCCAGCAGGCAAAGCAAGCTGAACTTGCTGGCATGACTCCGCAGGAGTACATGCTGCAACAGATGGGCGTAAAGCCCTCAGCCGCCAAAGTAGAACCTGAGAACGAGTGGGTTACGCTGGCTACTCAAAACAAACCTGCCAAGGTTGAGCCTTCGGACGTAGAAAAATACATGCAGGGGCAGTTCCAAGCGGCCCAAGGACTGGTCAACGATCCGGGCGGCTACGCAGACTACATGATGCAAGACCCCCAGATGGCTGCACAAATTGTGCAGAACCGTTTGAAAGTTCCGGGGCTATCCGCTTCAGAAAACAACCTGCTCCTGTCGGGCATTTCTTTGCGTCTCAAGGAACAAGAGAAGGTTGCGCAACGTGCAGCCAAACAGGAACTTGGCCAGCGTCAAGCAGACCTGCAATCACAAAAGCTGACCACGCCGGAAGACCAGATGGCGTTGTTTGCCCAGTCCACAGAGGATGTGGAGAAGCTGCGTGCCGAGGGCGAGACAAACTTTGACTACCTTGACCCAATGTTTGAGAAGGCGTTGTCGGGCAAGCAGCCGGTAGTCCAAGTAAGCGAGGCAGTTAAGCCCACGGACAAGGCCCCCCTGATCCGTCAGCAAGTAGAAAGCCTGATGGAGACGGCTGACCAAGCCGACAAAGATTACCAGACAGCACGAAGCGCCAACCAGCCCGACGCTGCCCGCAAAGCATACGAGCGCGGCAACCAAGCCATTGCGCAGATCAACACGCTAAGCAAAGAAGGCGGCGACTACGCCCGTGAGTTCTTGTCCGCACGCCGAGCACAGAACAACGCAATGGCGCAGCTTGGTGATATTACCGAGCAGCTACGTACTGGCCAGACGCTGGGCGGTACCAACAAAGAGATGGCCGCTTCTACCGAGCAGTCACTGACAAACAAAGCCAACCAAGTCCGCGCACAACTTGTTGCTGCCACGCTACAAGAAGCAGCTATCCACCGCCGTGCCGCAGGTAACCCTGCGCTCACCTATGACGAAGCCATCAAGGCCGCGTCTGTAGTTCATGATGCCGTCAACGACTGGGTGGAGCGCTCGAAAGTAAAGAATACGCAGCCCACGTATGAAGACGTTGTTGTGCAGCCTGCGCAGATGCGCGCAGACAAGATTGTCCGCCCTGCCGTAACAGAGCGTCGTCAGGTGTCTCCGGGCACACAGGCAATCAGCCCAGCAGAAGCCAAGCACTTCCAAGCCCGCGTGCTTGCAGCACGTAACCAACTGATTGCGCCCCCGCAAGGATTAGGCCGTCGCATTGAGACTGGCATACTGAAACGCCAGTTTGCTGCACAAGAAGCAGCCAAGACAGCCGAGGCCCGTGGAGAAACTGCCACCACGCTGGCAGGTGAGTTACGCCGTCTTCGTGAGTATGTTCTGAATAAAGTAGACAAGGTTTTGCAGACGGTTGACTTACCAGAAGGCGGTGCCCGTGTTGTTGGTGGCCCCGATAAATACGGACGTGATGAGCGCGGCGTTCTTAGGGAAGAAGGTTTGCGGGAGTTGATGGAACGAGCGCGGGATGTTTTGGATACCGGTACTCCGTCCCGTATGTTGATTGACGCTATTGAAGCGCAAGCGGACAGGTTGTTGCGTGGCGAAGATTTAGGAACCACGACTGTTACCCGCACGGTTGTAACAGACCAAGGCCGTAAGGTTGCAAGAACACGGGAAGGCGAGGAAGCATCACCCGTAATGGTTATCCGTGGGCGTAAGTTTGGGCAGGTTGCAGAGGAAGAGGCGCGTGCCCCAGAAAGCCGTTACACGGAAGAACTACGTGCAGGTTTGCGTGCATACCAACAAGGGCAAGGACTTGATTTTGAGGCTGGCAGAACACAAGGTTCTGCGCGTTTAACAGAAGAACAACGAGCGGCATTGGCACAACAGGGTTTTGATTTTGTTGCGCCCAGCAAAGGTGTAGCCGCAAAACAGATGTCTGCGGAAGAACAGCAGCAACTTGAAGCAAGTAAACAGCGGCAAGCTGTAAAACAAGCGCAAGCACAGCAATCTTTATTCCCAGAAACCAACGAAGAGTTCGGTTACATCCGTGCCACTGCGGCCAACTTCGCCAAGTCGCCGCGCATGAAACCTGTGTGGGAAGCGCTGGACAAAGCCCGCGCCCTGTTCAAGAAGACCGAAGCCGCTCGTGCGCAGCGTAGTGCCACGGTAAAAGCACGCACGCGTGAGTTGGAGAACTTGCAGTCGCGCATTGAGAACATTACCAAGAGCGCTGAGTTCATTGCTGCCCGTCAAGAAAAGTGGACTGCTGAGCAGTTGGCAAATACTTTTGCGGCTGAAAAAGGCAAGGGCTTGAGCCCGACAGAACGTACCGAGCTTATTAAAGACGCTTTGAGGACAGTGAGCGAAGGTCGCCGCCTTGATGATTTGGACAATCGCTTGCTTGGTTTCATGCAGGACACCAACAAAGAAATCAGCGATGCTGCCAAAGAAATGCATGAGAAGACCGCGCCGCTACGTGACGCGGTAGCGGCTATTAAGAAAGCGATGAAGACATCGCCCGTGGTGACGGCTGAAGAAAAAGCAATGCTTGCCCATGAGGATGAGATTAAAAAGCAACGCGGCGAATACCAGCGTGCTACAGAGCAGGCGATTGCAACAGCACGCAAGGACATGGAAACCGCACGCGCTGAGTTGCTTGACCCCTTGATTAAACAAACGTCCGATGCACTGGCCAAAGCTGAGTCCACGCTGACCAAAGAAAAGAAAGCGTTGGAAAAGTTCAAGGCAGATTTTGAGGGCCCGGTTGAAGGTAGCCCGCAAGTCAAAAACGAAATCAGAACCTACTTCCTGTTTAAGATCGAAGAAAAGCAAGACGTTATTGCGGACTTGACCGGGCAGATTGAAAAGCAGAAAGACGATCTGGAAGCTTTGGTTGCGCAACGTTACGAGGAGATGGATGGGGCCGCTGCCGTAGCGCAGGCCATGCTGGACAAAAACGTCAAGACCGAGCGCACATGGTTGGAGATGTTGGAAGCCCAGTTGGCGTTTGTCCGTGGCGATGACGTGCTCAAGAAAGCAAGCTCGTATCCGTTTGCTGCGGAGCGTGCCCGCATAAACGCCAAGAATCAAACGCAGGTGGTTAAGGCCGCAGAGAAGCGTGCTGAGGAGTTCAAGGCAGCAGCCAAGACCCAGCAGCAGGAGATGGAAGCGTTTTGGCAAGACAATCTTGGCGGCGAAGGTATCAAGGTTGCCCGCAAGAAAATTGGCGGCGAACAACGCAAAGCGTACGAAAAAATTGAAACCGATATTGCCAAGCAAAAAGAAAAAATTGCAGATATTGAAGCGGCGCTTGAAGGAACTTTGACAAAGCGCGATCGCAACGCCAAAGAAACCGCGCTCAACAAAGCAAACGAAGCTCTGACAGCTTTGCAAAAAGAAGAGCGCGAGTTCTCCACACGTTTCTACGAAGTATCCAAAACACTGACCAAGGAAGAAAAAGAAGCCAAGCGTTTGCAGGAAGCAGGCATCCAGTCCGCAATGCGTCTGGATAAGATTGAGCGTAGCGACTTGGTTAAAAACGCCCAGACAAAACTGCTGGCTGACCAGATTGCAGATCGCCTTGTGCAGTTGGAAGAAGTTCCCGGCTCCAACGACATTGATGAACTTAGAAAAGTACTTGATAGCGACAAGGCCACTGAAAAAGAAATTATCAACGCCCAAGTACGTATTGGGTTGTTGCAAGAAATAAAAGCGTTGGAAGCACAGGAAGAAGTACTGAGCGAAGGTAAGCCACGCAGGAAACAAGGCCCCGCTACCACGCTTAGCAGCAGTGCTTTGGCCAAAGGCAAACCGTTGCGTACTGGGTTTGTTAAGGTTTTGGAAAAAACATCCGAAGCCATGCGTGCTGAAAAAGAAAGCGGTACGTACGGCGAAGAGCGCTTTACTGGTAGTGATCTTGAGGGTGCCAACTTATTCTTTGGTGGCGAAGATCGTTTCTTCTCACGCGGCAAACCTGCTGAAGGCCAGACAGTTGCGTCGCTCAAAGAAGAACTGCGTCAAGTCATGGGTGAAAGTGTTACAAGCCGTGGCAACGTAAAAATCTACCAAAACGTAGAGGACTACATACAACAGCAAAAACCCGAACTGCAAGCCGCGCTTCGTCAACAAATTCCATCAGATGCTAAAGGTTTTGCAAAAGGGAATAAAGCTGTTTTGTTTGCTGAGAATATTGGTAAGGGGCATGGGCTGGGCGTGCTGCTCCACGAAATCGGCGTACACGTAGGTTTTCGCAGCTTCTTTAACGAAGGCCAATACAAGGCGCTGGTCAACCAAGTCAAACAATGGGCAAAGCGTACTGACGGCTCCATCGAAGAAAAAGTTGGTAAAGCCGCGCAACGTCGCGTTGAAATGGCAAACACAGAAGCGTCGCAAGTTGATGATGAGTTGCTGGCCTACGCCGTAGAAGAAGCCGTACAAATGGGTGTTAACCCACAAGGTGTTAAAGGCGGTTCAGCGTTGCGCAACTGGTTGAACATGGTTGTTGCGGCGTTCAAGAAAGCGCTAAACGCTTTTGGTATCAATCCAACAAACTTACAAGCAGGCGACTTGGTTAACTTTGCCTATGGCTGCGCCCAGTTGGAACTCAAAGGAACATGGCACGGCACAGGCGCTAAATTCGATCAGTTTGATTTTGCGTACATGGGCTCCGGCGAAGGTGCGCAGGCGTATAGCTGGGGCACGTATCGTGCTCAACGCAAAGGTATAGCAGAAAATTATCGAGATACAGAAGCAAGAAAACAAAAAAGGGTGTGGGGACAACTTCCAGAAATAGTTGCGTGGAAAAAAACCCAAGAGCCAACTTTTGATGGGCACACCGCAGAAGAATTTTTAAATTTTGCACGAGACAAAACAAACAAAAATAAAAAACTTGGTGAAATACCGCACAAATATGCACACACAGTTGCAGAAATATTGGAAACTATTGATCGTGTTCGTGATGGAGATTTTACTTTTTATAGTACTGTGTCTCCCGCAGCACAATGGGGGGACGTGCTAGAAATGTATGAAAACGGGCTTGATGAGGGCTACCACCCACTTGACCCTGATGAAAAAGTTTTTCTTAGTAGCTTGAATTTGGCAAAACTGGGAATACCAAGCAATGAAATTTTGTACCGAGGGCGTCAGTGGGTGGACGCGTGGTTGGAAAGAGACGACCCCACAAAATATGCCGCAGCAGATGTTTTACATTGGCTACGACACAAAAACCAAGACGCCGTAACTCCAAAAACAATAGCCAAAGCTATCGAAGAAACTACTAAAAATGCAGAAGAAATTGTTCAACTTTTTGCTGACGAGCCTAACGGCGGTATGTACAAAGACGCACAACAGTTTTTAAAAGGCGTTGAACAATTAAGCGCAGAAGACTTTACTTTTAATCCACCCACTGCGCCGCCAATACCAGAACCTACTGGGTATATGGTGCGCACGTTGCACACACGCCCAGAAAACACATACTTATTGTGGGATGAAAAAGTTGAAAAACAACCTGCGCATGTTTATGACGCGTTGAAAAAACTTTATGAAGATATGCCGCTTACTTTACGGCAAAAGTTTTTGATGTTGCTTCAGTTAAAAGGTGCTACTGGCGCAGAGTTTTATGAAACGCTTGCGGCTACTGTTGAAAGCAAACAACTAGCATCGCGGGTAATGGCGGAGTACGGCATATCGGGTAATAAGTATTTTGATTACAGCCGCACCAATAAAGATTTGAGTAAACGCCGTTATAACTACGTTGACTTTTTCGACAAAGACGAAGGTGCTCAGATTATTGCGCACAACATTGAACCTGTTGGAACAGACAAGGATGTGATATTCCTGTCCCGCAAAGCCAAGTACAACAACCCTGAGTTTGAGGACGCCAGCAAGGTCACCAGCCGCATCGTTGCGCAGAACCGTTCGTGGTACGACAACATAAAAGCTAATGCTACCGGGCTGGCTTTTGAGACACAGCTTGTTGATCGCTTCGCTGGCTTTGAGCGCTTGGCCAAGTACATGGAGCCGCTCAAGGGCACCCAGATGATGTTCTATCTGCGCCAGTATGACCAGCGCATGAACCTTGTGTCCCAGTCCGTAGGCAACGGTGCGCCAGCTCTTGTGGAGAAACAGCGCAAGGACGGCCAGATTGAGCGCATTGTTGAGAGCAAGGAGGGCGCAAGCCTTTCGGGCGTGGTCAACACGTTGAAAGACGCCAAGCAGTACATTGGTAATGGGGAGGCTGTGAACCAGATGTTCACCACATATCTGGCTGCGCTTCGTGCCGACAACAAAGGCATTGACTCGTTGAACTTTGGCAAAGACAAGAACGGCAACCCGATTGTTACGCAGGCTGATCTGGACAAAGTTAAAAAGCTGGTCGATGGCAACAAAGACTTGAAAGCCGTCTTCAACAAAGCCCGCAGCGAGTACAACGAGTACAACCGCAACCTGATTAAGTTCCTTGTGGATACCGGGGCGCTTGACCAAGACACCGCAAACAGGCTTGTCCGCGAAGACGATTACATCCCGTTCTATCGTGAGCGCAATGGTGTTGCCCAGTTGCTCATTGGTAGCGAGTCGCCCATCTACATTGGCAGCATCAAGGAGCAGCCGTACTTGCAAGAGTTGGTTGGCGGTGAGCAGCCTATCCTTGACTTCATGACTAGCTCGGTGCAGAACACCAACCTGTTGGTGGACATGGGTATGCGCAACCTTGCTACCAAGAACGCCGTCATGGAGTTGGTTGACTTGAAAGCTGCAACGCTGGTCAAGAAAGCTTCCGGCCCCGATGTGGTCAAGTTCAAGATCGACGGCGGTGAGCGCTACGCAATCATGCACACCGAGAAGGTAAAGATCGGCAACAAGGAGTTTGAGACAGGTGTGCCCGCCGACATTCTGGTCAAAGGCATGGAAGGTATCCCCACCCAGATGCCGTTCCTGCTCCGCGCTATGGCTGTCCCGTCGCAACTTTTGCGCAAAGGTATTGTGCTTAGCCCGCTGTACCAAGGCAAGCAGTTGTTCCGTGACTCGTTGGCCGCTCCCATCATCTCGGGCGCTGACTTTTTGCCTGTCATAGGCGCACTGAAGGAGCTACGCGGCCCAGCCAAACGTGATTTGGAGAAGCGCGGCATTGTGGGCGGGCAGCAGTTCAAGGGCACCAGCGAGGACTTGAGCAAAATCCTGCGCGACATTGCTGATGACAAGCCGGGCTGGATGCAGGCTTTGGGCAAGCTGGAGTCTGCTGGTATGGAGGCCGATGCGCTTACCCGCCGTGCCCAGTACAACAGCTACATTGAGCAGGGGCTGTCCGAGATGGAAGCTACGCTGATGGCGCTGGAGTCCATGAACTTCAACAAACGCGGCGCTTCCCCCAGCATCCACGTAGCCAACGCCTTGATTCCGTTCTTCAATGCGCAGATTCAAGGTCTGAACGTGATGTACAAGGCCATGACTGGCAAGATGCCGTTCAATGACAAACTACGCATTCGGGAGAAGATGTTGCAGCGTGCCGCCCTCATGGCGGGTATTACTCTGGCCTACGCCGTACACATGGAGGACGACGAAGCCTACAAGAACGCCACGCCTGACCAGAAGTATGGCAACTGGTTTGTGCGAGTGCCGGGTGTGGACGAGCCTGTGCGCTTGCCTGTGCCGTTTGAGGTTGGCTATCTGTTCAAGGCGCTGCCCGAGGCTCTGTACAACTCCATGACCACGGAGCATGGCGGCGAGGAAGCAGTCAAGGCGTTCAAGCAAATCCTGCTCCAGACTGTGCCGGGCGGTTCGTCGTACGGCATCCCGCAGTTCTTCAAGCCTGCCATTGAGGTCGGTCTTGGCAAGTCGTTCTACACAGGCCGCGACATACTGTCAGCGCAGGAGCAGCGCAAGCTGCCCGAGGAGCAGTACCGCAACAACACCACCGAGGCCGCGAAGTATGTCGGTAGCACCTTGGGCATTTCCCCGATCAAGATCGAGGCGCTCATCAATGGCTACACAGGCACCTTGGGTCTGGCGTTCATGCAGGCGATCAGCCTTGGCGTACCCGTGGGCGAGTCCCCTGAGAAAGCCGTCAAGCGTCTGTCTGAGTACCCCGTTGTTGGCGGCGTGTTCCAGCCCAACGATGCAGGCGGCATCATCAACTCGGTCTACGAGCGCATGAACGAGGCCGAGCAAGTCCGCACCTCTGTGCGCAGCTTGATGCAGGAGGGCAAAATCTCCGAGGCCAACGCCTTGCTGGAGCGGCGCGGCAATGAGTACATGCAGGCTGAAATATCGGATGTGTTCAAGTCAAACATGAACAAGCTGACCCAAGCCGAGCGTGCAATCAATGCGTCCGACATGTCCCCGCAAGAAAAGCGTGAGCAATTGGACGAGATCAGGAAGATGAAGATCGGCTTGGCAAACGCGGTACGTGAAATTTCCGATAAAACCATACACCTATCTGGTTTTGTTTGATACCGACAATTGCCTGTGCATTGATTCGGTGAGGGAGCGCGGCTCTGAGACCTAGCTCCCTCACCTTTTCAACGTCCAGCCCCGGTACAAAGAAGCCTTCACCCGGCCTTAGCTTCGCCCACGGATAGATTATTTCCATCAAACACTTCTTCCATAAAGGTTATATGCATCACGTTGACCCGCATCAGCGGGCCGTTGGTACCGCCCAGCATATTTTTCTTGATGTAAGACACCTTGAACGAACCTTCCATTTGCGTCTTGAACTCGTCGTACCCGAAGCTCATGCTGACGCAGTGCTTCTTCAGTAGCTGCTCCTCAAGGTAGAACTCGCGGTAGCCGGGGGTCAGCATGCCGTGTTCCACACGGCCAAGCACTTTGGCGCGGGTGATTGACCTGTCCACAATGTCGCCGTTGTCGCCCCACGAGGCCAGTATCTTGCCCTCCAGCCGCTTGATGACGATGAAGCTGCCGTAGTTGTCGCCGATGTACGCGTTGAGCACATCCTCTGCCGTGCGTACGCTGCTCTTGACCACGCTGCGGGCTTTGTCCACAAGCAGTTTGAGCGCCGCTATGACCTTGTTGATCTCCACGTCCAGTATGCCAGCGAACTCCTTGCGCAACAATATTGCCGAAGCCACCGTGGTTGTGCAGCCTGCGTGCCAGTACCGCTCGTCGTCTGTGAACCGCATGACTTTCTTCAAGTGGGCATGCACCTTGGCCACCACCTCTGCCGCTGTCTTTTGGTTGACCACCAGCCAGCGTATCCACGCTTCTCCAGCCACGCCGTAGCTGCGTTTCATGTTGAGTAGGGCGGTGCGCTCCTCGCTTGTCCACACCAGCTTGACGTGGGGGTTCCACTCCAGCATGCGCAGCAGTTCGCCGTTGGAGCTAAATTTGCGTGCCCCAGCCATGTAGTCAGTCAGCTTTTCGTTCGACGTAGTTGTGCAGGTTGTTTTCCATGATGTGTTGTTCAGACGTTCCTTGTTGGCTCCAGACTCCATGCGCTCCTTGCCCTGCGCTTCAGCAAAGTCAAAGACAAACGTTGGCATCCACTCCAAGTCCGTGCGCTGCGTGGCGGTAATCTCGTCGATCAGGAGCGGCATGCTGTTGAGCAGGCCAGCCCTTTGCTGCATTGCAACAGGGGATGTTCCCTTGCCTGTGCGGTAGCGTAGTGGGTGACCCCACACGCCAGCCTTGGCGCTCAGTACCAGCGACTTGCCTGTACCAGACCACTGCGAAGCGATGTGCCAGACAAAGCCTTCGTACTCCGTGAACCGCATGAGCGGCGCACCAAAGGAGTCCAGCGCGATTGCCAAGTGTGTGTCCATCCCCGCTTTCTGCACGAAGACTTTGTTCCACATGTCCTGCCAGTCAGCCAGTGAGCCGCTGCCAGTGGTGTTGCGGTTGATGTTTTCGAGGCCGGGCATGGGCACCCTAGTCTCTTTGCCGTCCGCTGTGAACACGCGGTTGTTGTACACAAACGAGTTGTTGGCTTGCCAGCCGCACTGGTACGGCACTTCGATAGGTCTGCGGTTCTGTGACGCATCGCCCACACAGGCGCGGACGTACTCGTACAGGGTCTTGTCGTGCCCCGCAAAGGTAGACACCACGTTCTGGCTTGCCAGCGCCTTGAGCGTCTCGTCCTTGCTGACCACGGACTTCTGCGGGATGTTGAACGTCTGCACGCCTTCGGGGCGCACAGCGGCCATGTGGACAAGGTGGTCGTTCTCCATCTTGAGCAGGTCAACCACAAACAAGTCGTACGGAACCAACTGAATATTCTTCTTGGTCTTCTTGCCTTCCTCGTCCTCCTCCAGCTTCGTGCAGTACACGCCGCCTTTCTCGCCGTAGCTGTAGCCCCTTGGGGGCAGCGGGCGCATGACGCTTGGGGCTAAGGGTAAACCCGAATCCTCTGGCTCGTACGAATCCTCTGAATCAAGCTCCGTCTCGTCAAACTCCTCTGACGGCGGCGCGTCCAGCATGATCTCCTTGACGGTGTTGTCCGTCTTGATCTCCCGCCCCAGTATCAGGGGGTTGGTGATCTTGCCCCAGTGCGGGCACTTGGTACAGATGCCGGGGTTCTCGCTGTCCATCTTGACGCAGGGGTAGGGCCCCTTGATCTCGAACATCTTCTGGTGCATGCGCTCATGGGAGTACGGGTGCATGTCGGACAACCAGATCGCTTTGTCCTGCCCGTCCTCGCACACCTTTGCCCATGACAACAACCCCCGCCAGACAGGTTCTTTGCCGTCATCCTGCGCCGTGGCGATGTAGTCCGCTATCTGCCCGCAGTGCGGCTCAAACCCACTGAACAACGTGTAGCTGTCCTGAATCAGTTTGACCTGCCCTGTGGTGGTCGCGGTCTTGGGGCGCTCGCCCTCCAGCGTAGTCTTTGCCGCCCTGCTAGGCGTGGGCGGCACGGAGTCGATCAGCTTCTCATAGACCAGCGGGGAGAACTCCGAGAAGTCGAACAGGTCGCCTTTCTGCACTATGCGCACAGGACGCGGCGAAGCGTACTTCTTCTTGTTGTTTGTCGTGCCGGGGACACGCAGAATCCGCGCAGCATCTGCCGACACCGCCATGTCGATGACAAAGCCTTCCTGCTTGCACAGCCGCTTCAAGTTCTCGGCAACGGGTTGCCAAATGGCAACAGGCAGTTCGTCTTTGAGCGGCCAGTAGCAATGCAGCCCGCCACCGGAGTCCACAATCCACGGCGTACCAAGCTCGTCCAGCCCTGTGCTTTGCAGGAATTTAATCAGCGCATCAGCCGCCGACTTCTTGGTCGTGTACCCGTCCAAGTCAACAAAGAACGCCTTGACGTACTTGGCTGTGTCGGAGCCGCGCTTGTTGTCGAAGGTGGATACGGCAAAGAAAATGTCGCAGTTGTCAGCCTTCCACGCGTCTATCTTCGGTATGAGTTCATCAATTGTCTCCGCATAAAAATGTTCTTTCTTCTTTGTGAGTTCTACCGCGCAATAAAGTCCAAGACCTTCAGACGGCAAAACCACCGCTAAAAACTCAGCGGGTGTCATAACTGTCCTTTGGATTATTTGAAGTCGTCTGTCGCGTGTTCTACGCCCTGCTCAAAGCCTTCTTCAAAGCCTTCGTGGAATATGTTCGTGCGGTTGTCTATTTCCTGCGCAAGACGTTCAGCCAAAGTTTTAACCCAAGCTCCGTCCAACTTGTCATACCCAACTGTGTGCGCGTACCGAAGCAGTTCCTCATTACTCAAGTTGTCAGGTTGAATGCCTTGCATGTTTTACTCCAAGCCTCGTCGCCAGATTTTGACGACTGCAAAATTTTGAGAAGCGCCTGTACCGCCGGGCGGTAGGCAACGAAGACTTCCCCGCCGTGGAACCAGTTGTAGACAGACTGACGCGACGCGCCAGTTGCCTTGGCTACCTTGATGGCCGAGAAGTTGTGGTGTGTAGCCCAACGCCCGAGTTGGTTGCCCAACGTCTTTGGCGCTTGACCAATCCGTTTAATGGTTTGTACTGAGTAGGCCATGATTGAGGGGCCGAAGCCCCACCTCCTTATTCCTCGTCCCAGTCATCAACCA